GTTCATAAATGTAAGCCTATACATACTGATATGTACTTATACATTGTTGATTTATGGAATAGACTAGGTCAAAAAAACACCTTTGGTTTACCGACAACTATAACTATGGAGGTTTTAGGTATAGGATCTTATAATACTTATAAAAAAACTTATCAAGATTTAATAGACTTCGGTTTTATAAAAGAAATAAAGAAATCAAGAAATCAACATCAATCCAGAATAGTTGCCCTGTCAAAAAATGACAAACCACTTGACAAATCACTTGATAAAGCTAGTGCAAAAGCAGTTGATAAATCACTTGACAAAGTAATTAACATAATAATAGAACAATTAAACAAGGAACAACTAACCATTGAACAATATGTTGAATTTATTAAGGATATAGATTTTAGTAAGAATGAAAAGGAAATTAATATAGATAATCAAACTACTTCAAGTTTTCAGGATAAGAAAAAATCAAAAGATTTTTCTGACGAAGTGATAAGAAGTTATAATAGCTTAGTTAAATACTTTCCTGAAGAGTTAAGACCTGAAAAAAATAAGTCTTGGTTAGAAACGATTGATAAGCTTAATAGAATAGATGGTCATAGTTTCGACCTCATAGAAGAAGTAGTTAGAAAGACTAGAAATGACAACTTTTGGAGACAAAACTTTTTATCATTACCTAAGCTTCGAAATAAAAATAAAGACGGTGTGCAGTATTTCTTAGTTTTTAAAACTAAATTTGCTCAGAAGAAAGATAATCACTGGAAAGATAATCCAAATTCAAAAAACATAACTATGGAAGAATTAATTGAACAGGACACGCATGGACATTAATGGTTTCGAAATTAAAGACTACAATATCTATGATATCCCTAGCAAATCTAAATATCATACCTGCCCTAAATGCAGTAAAGATAGAAAGAAAAGCAATGACAAGTGTGCTTATGTTAATTGGGATAGTGGCATACTAAGTTGTCAGCATTGTGGAGAATCAACTCAAATGCACACATTTAAATCAACTAAACAAAGAGAAAAAAACTATGTAAAACCAAAGATTAACCTTAGTAATCAAGGTAAGTATTCAGATAACTTCATTAAATACTTTTTAGACAGAGGTATTTCACAAACCACAATGTCAACCTTCGGAATAAGACAAGACAAAGAGTATATGCCTCAAGAGTCTAAAGAGATGAATGTGATTTGTTTTGATTATTTATTAGACGGAGAAGTTATTAACGTTAAGTATCGTGACGGAAAGAAGAACTTTAAGATGTATAAGGGTGCTGAGAAAATCCTTTACAACTTAGACAAAGCTATAAATGAAGATTATATTGTTGTTGTGGAAGGCGAGTTTGATTGTATGAGTTTTCACGAAGCAGGGATTGAAAGTTGTGTGTCTGTACCTAATGGCTTTAATCTTAAAGGTAATATTAACTTAGATTACTTAAATGATTATACTGAATACTTCGAAAACAAAGAAACTGTTTACATTGCTGTAGATAACGACGATGCAGGTAGAAAAGGTCAAAAAGAATTAGTAAGACGAATAGGTGCTGACAAATGTAAAATAGTTGATTTCGGAGATTGTAAAGATGCTAATGACTATTTGATTAAGCACGGAAAGAAAGCTCTTCGTGAATTGCTTAAAGAAGCTAAGCAAGTCCAAATGGAAGGAATATTCACAGCTAACGACGTCAGGTCTTCGATGTATGATAAATACAGAAATGGTCAAGAAAGAGGTACGACAACTTACGTGGATAGCTTAGACCCTGCATGGACTTGGAGAGGCGGAGAAGTTAACCTTTGGACTGGATATCAAAACGAAGGCAAGTCTTTATTTTTAAATCAACTTTGTGCTGTTAGAGCTTATTGGGAAGATGCTAAGGTTGCTGTTTTTAGTCCTGAAAACTTTCCTGTTGACGACTTTAATAATGATATTATAGAAATGTTTATAGGTAAGTCTGTTGATATTTACTATAAGAATATTTATATGAATGAGAAAGAGTTTGAACAAGGCTTTAATTTTGTTAATGATAATTTCTTTTTAATATATCCTGAGAATAACTTTAGCTTAGACTCTATTTTTGAAAGAACTAGATTTCTTATTAAAACTAAAGGAATAAGAACATTAATCTTAGATCCTTACAATACTATTGAACATAAAATGAATAGAGGAGAGCGAGAAGATTTATATATTAGTAGGTTTATGGCTAGACTTAAAAGATTTGCTGTAGAGTATAATATAAGCGTAAACCTTGTTGCTCACCAAAATACAGCCAGGATAGATGTTGACAATGATGGAAGATACAGGAAACCTGATGTTAATAATATTAAAGGAGGTGGTACTTTCGCTGATAAAGCTGATAATGTTATTTCCATATGGAGACCTAATAGAAAATTAGATTACAAAGACACTACTGTGTGGTTTATGTCTCAGAAAATTAAAAAGCAGAAGTTAGTTGGTATACCTCAAGAGATACAAGACATTACTTTTAGTGTAAAAGAAAACAGATATTACTTTAATGGGTTTAGCCCATTTCAGAAAATAGATAAACACAGAAAAGGAGAAAGCGTTGAGCAGATGACTATAGAAAACAAAAAAGATTATGAACTTCCTAAGTTAGACCCTAACGATGATTGCCCTTTTTAACATTTAAAGTGTTGTGTATATGAGTGTTATTAACTACTTTTGTCAAGTAAAATGATCAATAAACTTGACATTAATAACGGATTACGGCTATGAAGCGTTGCCGAGTAAAACGCTTGAACTTTTAAATTATAAACAAAATGGATATACACCCGCAACACACAAATATAGCACAGGGCAAAGGCAATGATTTTATAGCCGATGTTATAAACTGCCCTGATGAATTAGAGCCAGTTTTGGCACAAATAGAACATATAAACGATTTAGGTAAATCTAAATGGTACGAGGTAGTTTACTATGACGGGAACTGGCGTTCTTATAGTGGAAGCAATACTTTTGATGATGGTGAAAAGGTTTTAAAATGGAAATACTGTAAGGGTTGTTTATAACGTAAAAGTATAACAGTAGTAACAGAATATAAACTTTAAAATTAAAATAAAATGGCAAAACCAATTTTTATAGTAGAATCACCAATTATGCAAACACAAGAAGAGTTTGTAAACACACAAAAAGTATTAGAAAATAAATTAAATGACTACCACGTTTTGATAGTACAAACCAATGTAGATGATTTTAATTTTAAAGTTTTTTACGATAAAGACTTTACAGAAATTGAACTTAATGATTTAAGAAAATACATTAAAGAAAAATTAAAGTAGTTATTACTGTTATGCATTGTTACTTGCAGTGCGCCTATTAAGTGTAATTGTTTGGCGCATTGCTATGTAACATTTCGGCGATATGATTTGCGCCTTTATGGATTGAGTGATTAGCGTAAATTATATTGCGTGTTATATGCCGATAGGGAACTGTAAAAATTAAGAAGATATGAAAACATTTAAAGTAAATACTGTGCAAGATATGATTGACTGCACGAATGAAAACAACTTAGATAATTTTTTAGTAGATTTAAAAAAGATTATTGAAGCAGCTCATTATTTTAGAGAGTTAACTGATAATATGGCTGAGAAACAAAACATTTCTAAAAAATTAACGGAACTGAAAAGCAAAGGATTTGAATGGATTGACGATAGCAAACACGAAATAACTATCGAATTAAGCAGTAAGTAATTTTTATTGCATATAACACGTGATAACATCATATATTGAACTAAAACATTATTAATCATGTAGTTACATAATATAAGTAGTTCGGAAGTGAACTTTTTATTTTTTAATTAAGTGATGAAGAGTTTGTTTTCGAACTACACTAAAATAAGATTATGACGACATTTCAAGATTTACTAAAATTAAAAACAAAAAAAGGAGTTCCTTATAAAATAACTTCTATAGAGAAAATCAAAGACACAAAAAAATGGCATAAAAAAAAGAAAGATTATACTTATTCTTGGGAAATAATAACTAAATTTGACGGAAATATAAGGTTTAAACTAACCTTAAACAACAACGACATAATAACAAATCAAGAGAAACTATGAGTGATTCAGTAACTAAGTTTTATGATTCATTAACATCCGAAACTATTAGTGGCGATTTAAAATTAGCACATGACATGAAAAACAGTATAAAGCCTAAACATTACGAATTAATGGGAGTAGAAGTTAAGGATATTTTAGAAGAGGTTTTAGATAAAGTCGAAAAAAGCAATTTCAATATGTCTTTAAATGAGGCAGGATGGTATCAACAAGCTATGCAATACTTTCTAAGATTCTACGCTAAGAATGGTTTAGAAGACTTAGAAAAAGGTATAGAAGCTATGAATATTTTAGTTAAAAGTATAAAAACAAAAAACAATGAGTAAGAAAAAAGATTTACCAAACCACAAGATTGCAGTATTAACAAGTTTGTTAGTAGATGAATTAGATAGTCTTAAACCAACATCTGATAAAGGACAAAAAGTATTGAGTCTTGGTCGTGAATTGCAGGAAGAGTTAATGCCTGTATTAGATAATTTATACACTCTCGAAGGAGTAAGCAAAACAACTTATCTCTCAGACCTTGCAAATAAGGTGGACACAGTAATCAGAAAAAACTATAGAAAAATAAATTAATGAAAGTAGAATTATTAGACGTATTCGGAAATGATCTAATGATAGCTAATGCAGCTAGAGTTAGTTACGGAAAATCAAAAAATTTCTTTGACGAAAAAGACGAGAAGCTTTTAAGGTTTTTAGTTAAACACAATCATATATCTCCGTTTTTTCACCCTAAGCTACAGTTTAGAATAACTTGCCCTATATATGTCGAAAGACAATTAAAGAAAACAACTATAGGTGTTGACGAAAATAGTATAAGCGGTAGATATGTAGACTTTAGTGATACTTACACTAGAATAGAAAATTGGAGGAAGCAATCAACATCAAGTAAACAGGGAAGTTTCGGTAGTGTCGAAAATCAACATAAATGCTCTCTAATAGAAGATAATATTATAGAGGTATGCAAGAAGGCTTACGAAGATTTAATTAACGAGGGCGTCTCTAAAGAGCAAGCAAGAAGTGTTTTGCCATTAAGTTTAAACACAACAATGATATGGACAGGAAGTCTTCAGGCTTTTTTAAGGCTTTGTCAATTAAGATTAAAAGAAGATGCTCAAATAGAAACAGGAGATGTTGTTCGTGAAATGTTGAACGAAGTCAAGAAGTCTGGTAGTTTTGATAAAACATTATTGATATATGATTTGTAAAAGAAAAATATTAAAATGTATCGCTACAGTAACAGTGTTTTTTAGACGTTCAAGTTTGGCATATGATTATAGAATTGCCATAGCTAAATATTCAGTTCAAACATTTAAAACCCCCTTTGATTAGGGGGTTTTTTTTATTTAAAAATATCATTTAACTCGTCTTCACTTCTAAACAAATCAGAATTGATATCTTTACCTGTATTCTGTTCTACCGACTTGATTATATCTTTTATAGATTCAGCTCTTTTACTTGAGTTAGCAGCACTTCTAGCTTGTTGATAATTCAAGGCTTTCCTTATTAATCTTGGTGCAGGTATTCTTATTGTTGATAGTAAAAACTTAGTTAAGAATTCAGGCATCTTTTCCTTAGCCTTTCTTCTTGTTTCAAACTTTTTAGCAGATTTTACTCCAGGAATTTCACCTGTTTTAGAAGCGTTTTCTATGAGACCTATACTAGAGTTAGCAAACGAACTATAAGCTCCTAACAGTTTTGTACTTGATTTCAATATACTATAAGAACTAAGTATTAAATCTCCGTTTTCATCTCTAGGAATTATAGAGTAAGTTAACGAGTCTCTGAAATTGTAAGAGTTGTCATCTCTAAGACCTACATCTACACCGAAACCTACGTTTAGTGATTCTATACCTGTTGAAGCTAAAACCTTTTGTAAGTTCCCAAGCCTTCTCATAACAAATACATTAGCAGCTAAAGACATCCCTTCGTTATAAAGCATTTTACCAAACTCTTTATCCTCTTCTTCGTCATACTCGCTTTCAAGACCAAACACACCCATTATAGTATCTAAAACAGTTCCGTATGCAAATTGCATCCCAAAGTTATAAGCACTCATTCTAAATAAAGTAGCTCCTAATAATCTAGCACCTCTACCTCTAGACATATCTCCTCTTTTTCCTGCAAGTGCATCAACACTTTTGACTATAGAAGAAAATTCAGCCATTTGAAACCTCGTCATATACTTATTAAACATTTTGAGTATATTCGCTCTTTCTTCAGGATTTAATTGAGAAAAAGGAGTGCTTTCAAAAGGGTTTAAAGACGAAAATCCTTGAGATAAAACTTCATCTGCATATCTAACCGATTCATTAAGAGGTTCTATTACAGAATCATAATATATATTATCCTCTTTCATTCTGTTAACATCTAAAGCCTTACCTGTAAGTTCTTTAAATCTAGTTTTAAAACTACCCTCCCATAAAGGAATAGCTACAGCTCTATCTGGTGCTTCTAATAATATCGAGTTAACACTTTTTATTAACCTGCCGATACCTGGCTCTTTCTTAGAAGACGTTAACTCTCCTGCCTCAACTTCTTTATACAAACTTGTCGAAGCTACAAATATTCTTGATGATTGAGCAGAGTTACCTATCCTAGCTATAAACTCTAGGTCTTCATAACTATCTCTAGCCCCTTTACTGGTTCTGTTTTTTAGCCCATAAGCTAATTCTTTAGGGTTGTTAATTATAGCAAAAGACAAGTTACTCGTTAACTCCACTCCTGCCCTCATAGGGTCTGCTAATTGATTGTAATAACCAATCTCATTTATCCGTTTAGCAAACTTTTCGGCAAAGCTATTACTTGTATAGTAAGATGAAGCAAACTCATTCCTAAAAACCTTTGTAAATAACTCTTTAGATGCTTCGATAAATACTCTTCCGTTTTCATCTATATTTTCATTATTTAAAGCCCTATTCATAGTTGAATTAAACTCTTTTATAGCAGGCAACATATGATAACTTCTGTATATTTTGTCAACATTTCGGCTGAAATTTTCTACATAGTTGAAATCTAAAGGATTCACACCTGCTGTTCTTTCTATTAAAGAGCCTAACTCAGAAAAATAAGCACCTCCTTCTAAAAATGAATCAGCTTCTTTTATTATACTACTTAAGTCAACTTTCTCTTTAGTTCTCACATTTAAAGGTACATAATAGTCGAATATTTCAGGAGTTTTACCTTCCATAGTTGCAACATCTATAGACATTTGCTTCCCTTTATTATTGTTGAAATTCTCTATTATGTCAAAAACTTGCTTCTCATCTTTCTTTAGGCTTTTTATTGATGCCTCTACATCTATACTTCCATCGTTTTTCTTAGGCAACTCTCTGTAAATATCCTGAACATAAGTTAAGTTTTCTCTGTATCTGTCATCCCTATTGGACTTAGCGTAAACTTCAGATGCTTTAATATATTCTTCAGGTCTAATTCTTTTTTTAGTGTCTATGTTTTTGTTTATTTCATAAAACTTCTGAAGCTGTATTAAGTATATCTTAGCATTAAACTTCATTTTGTTAACTCTAGACCTAGACGCTTGAAGATTAACCTTGAGTACCTTCTCTCTTTTTACATTGAATATATCTAAAGCAGCAACTCCTTCTCCTTTTTGTTTGTTAATAGAGTAAGAACCAAAACCTTTAGCGACAGATTCCATTCCCATGTACTTATAAAGCTTACCACTTTTCTTTCCTTTCAAAATGTTATCTAAATCTCTTAATTGGTTTCTCTCGGCATACCTAAACATTCTGTTTTCAGCGTCATTTTTAATAGAATTTACAGCCGCATCATAAGAATCTCTAAGTAAATTTCTATATTTCACCCCGTCTAGCTCTTGCTGAATCCCTTTATTGTTTCTGTCAGCCTTTACACTATTCATAATACTCCTAACACGAGGAGTGATAGCACCTCCTTCAGAGATTATATCTATATTATTATTTAATACTTCTAAATCTGTATTTGTAAACCCTTTAAGCTCATCTTTTGTTATAGACTTTATAAATGCAAAATCAGTTATTTTATCTTTAGCTACATTCTCTATTGATGTTTTCTTTTTGGATTCAAACTCACTTAATAACCCTGCATCAACCTCTTTCTTATCTTCTTTAGTTGATACTTCTTTTTCTACACTAGGTTGATTATTAAATATTTTAGCAAACTTTCTTGTTGTAGGCTTAGATTTTATAGGATTAAATCTATTACCTTTAACATTGTTAACATACTCTTCAAACTCTAATAAATCGTTCTCTGATAACAGTTCAGGGTTTATTTGTAAAGACCTCACAAGTTCTCCATTCTGAGGTATATATTTTCCACCTCTATTTTTTTTGTAAGAGTTGATAGCTGTCTTTGCGGATTTTTTAACTTCTTTTATTCTTTTAGATTTATCTTTAGGTTTAACCTCTTTGAAATCTTCAGGTTTGGCGTCTGGAGTTACTTTTTTTGAATTATCAATATCAGACTCTTCTATAATGTTAGCCTCATTAGGTATAACATCTTTTGACACTACTTTTTTATTGTCATTTTTAATTTCTAAAAAAACAGACTCTCCTTCACCTATATCCCTTCTAGCATAAGTAACATTTTCTTTTGTTTCTGATTCTTCTAAAACAACTTCATCTTCAACTATTTCTTGAGGTGCTTTATCTCTATCTTTAAGAGTTTTTAGTATTTCGTCTTTTTCTTTTATATCCTCTTCGGCTAATTTCTTTAAATCACTTAACTGCTTTTTCTTAACTTTAATATCTACCTCTGTATTTTCTCTTATTTCTTTAGCTTCTTTTCTATATGAAGATATATTCTTGTCTAAGACCTTTAAAGTTTCAAACTCGTCTTTAGTCGCTTTTTTTATATTTTGAGCATTAGAAAGTATAATATCTCTATTCTTAGTAGTTAAATCTATTATCTCGCTTTTATAAGCATCCATAGACTCTTCGCTTAAACCTCCTTTGGCTAATTCAGCTTCTACCTCTAACACACGCTCTGCATTCTTTTTTAAAGCTCTTTTTTCTTTGATAGTTGATATCGACCTTCCTGCCATACCTGTAACAGCTCCGAAGCCTGGAAGTAAAAAACCAACTAATCCTCCTGCCACTAAAGGGTCTGTAACATTGTCAAAAATATTTACATTTTCTTTTCTAAGTATTACAGCGTCATTAAAGTTTTCTAGCATTTGAACACCTCCTTCTTCTATAGACTCACTTGCGGCAGGCATCAGGTATTTTTTAGCTCCTTTTACCGTACTTCTCACAGCTTTATCTCTTACTGATTTAGGTGCTGATTTATAAACTCTAGAGAAACCTCTAAGTCTAGAAACAGTAGGTAGAAAACCTAAACCTGCTTCAGTTACACCTGTCATTAATGATGATGTTATTATCTGAGCTTTGTTGTACTCAACTCCTTGCTCTATCTCTTGCTGTATTTGTCTATATTTGTTTCCTGTTGTAGAACCTCCTATTATAGTAGCACCAATTAAGGGGTTTGATGTAGCTGCTGCAACATAAGGTAGCGTTTCTCCTGTTGTTGTTAAAGTATAAGTAAGATAATCGTCAAAAGAATCAGCGTCTGTTATACTAAAATCTTTCTGAACTTCACCTCTTAAATCCTCAGACCATTCATTTAATTTATCTGAAAATTTCTGAGTAGCCCAAGCTCTAAATTTAACAACATTACCAACTAAAGGTACATCCTCCGTTATACTTCCTAATATTTCTTTATCATACATTACTTGCAGGTCTGCTAACCCACCTATTATATTCAGTCCTGCGGCTGTTGTTTTAGCTCCTGCTGTGGCAAACATATTATAAGACCTATTAAATAAGTCCATTTCCTCTGATAAAGTACCTATTTCTGCGTCTGTATTCTTTATTTTTTCCTGAATACTTTTAAGATCTTCTTGATACTCGTTAGAGGCTTGTATTTTAACGTCTCCTTCGTTTATAGAGAATAACACTCCTTCTTCTTTAGCATCGTTTAAAACGCCTGTAATTTGATTTGTTAGTTCTTCGTATTCTTTCTTTAAAGATAACCTTTGTTCTTCAGTAGAAGCCCACTCTTCATCAATAAAAGTCATAGACTCTATTTCTTTCTTTCTGTCAACTAAAGGCTTTACCTCTGTGAAATATGTATTGGCTTTTTCTTTAAACTCGTTTTGAAGTAAATTAGCAGACTCCACAGACTTAGATAACTCTTCATTTTTAGCTATTATACTGTTTTCTGAAAAATCAAATAAGTTTTCTCTATCCTCTACAGGTAACTCGTTAAGGAAGTTTCTTTGTTTTTTTTCAACTAACCCTTTCTTGAGTTTTTCTTTTTTTATCTCTATAGCTCTTTGACGAAGAATTTTATTATAGTCTTCAGGTTTGCTACCTTTAAGCTTTTCACGAAGTTCACTTTCAGCTTGGTCTAATTCCTCACTGATGTAATTGTAAGCATTTGTATCTCTTGGTAATAAATCTAAATCACCTGTTAAACCTCCTGTGCCTGCAACTGGGTCACTATTAAAGAAGTTCATAAAGCTATCAGCAACAGTGTTATAAGCTAAACCTATCTTATCAAAAGTATCAGGCTCTAACTCTTTAGCTATAGTTTCTTCTATAGTTTTTAAATCTTCATCTGTTACTTTAGTTGACTCTTTCCAATTCCTGTAATTTCTTACCGTAGATGAATCCAAAGGTTGAGTAACGTCGTTTGTCGTTTTCAAATCTTCGGAATCCAAAGAAACAGTATTTATTTTCGGAGGTGTACTCGAATCCTTTTCTGTTTGTTGAGTAGATAAGTCTGAATCGTCTTTTTTTTTTACATCGCTAACATCCCCAAAATATGCTTCTTTAAACTGATTAGGCGTAAGCGTTGTCATCTCGTTATTATTGAGATATGTAAAAAGCTCATTAAAGTTATCATCTTTAAGACCATACTCTCTGCTAAACTGGTCAAAAGACAAGTCAGTCATTTTATTTTGAGATAGGTAATCGTATAACTCTTTTCTTTTTATAGGATTATTTTGCTTAGCCATTAAATTTAATTTTAGTTGATTTATTTTCAGACTCTGCTCTTTCAAACACATCTTCAGTTATACCTGCTCTATTGAATAATACTTGTTTTTCAGTTTCAGGTAAGACAAAAGATATATCTTTTCTTTGCTCTGGAAGTCTTATACTTTGTTTTACAGTTTCTTGCGTTATTGTTTGGTCTTGACTAGATAAATCAGTTTCTAACATAATATCTTCAATAACATCATCAACTTTATCTTCGCTTGCACTTTTTATTCTGTTCTTCTGTTCTTCAGAAAGCGCATTGTTTATTTTAGTAACAATCCTTTGAGGTGTCTTAGATACTGTTGTTCCTTCTGTTTCAAGAGAAGAACCTCTAACAACTATAACCCCATTAGGTAGCTTAGATACGCCTTTTAATGTGAAATTACTGAAAGTTTTAGGAGAACCTTTGGAAAAACCTTGTATGCTATCGAATTGAGGGTTATTTCTTGTTATAGGTATTTCAACTGCCCCTGCAAATTGAGCGTCTGTAACTTGAGTTCCTATATCAGAGCCTTCAGCTTCGTTTAAAGATACGATAGCATCTCTATATTGAGCGATATTAGCATTCTGAATATTACCTATTAAAGTCTCTGTTTCCCTTTGCTCATCCGCATATTTACGACCTGCTAAAGCATCGCTTCTTCCTAACTTCTCTTTTGCACTTTTCTTAGTTCTAGCTTCGACTTCTCTTACCATTTTATCTTGAAGCTCGTTAGACAGCCTTTGAACTTCATCTTCGCTAAAATTATACTTACCTCTCTCTCCTGTTAACTGAAACCATAAATCATTTTGAAGTTTAGGATTTAAAGCAATAGACCTCGCTTTCTCTCTTATTAACTCTTTTTGATTATTGTCTAAGCCTTCTTGAGTGAAAGTCATGTAATAGTTCTTCTTGTCATTACGGTCTACACCTTCAAAAACGTCTATTCTTGATATAAACTCTTCGGCTAAACCTTTTGCTTCTCCTTGTAAATCGTAAGCTCTCGGAGCGTTATTAATAGTATCTACTACTGATTTAAGGTACATTTTCTTATTTACACCTTTTTCAGAGTACATAGGATTACCATTTTCGTCTAATTCTACTTCTTCAATCTTACCGTCAACTATATTAGTAACAAGACCTTGTTCTCCTATCCAATCATCGCCTAAACCTCTAGATATTTTACCTTCGGAATAGTCTGTAATAAAAGAATCTACCGTAGGAGTTAATGTTTTTCTTAGGTCTGTGTATTCAGAAAGTTTTTTGTTATAGTTTGAAGCCATAGCACGACCTTCTGATATAGATATTTCGCCTGACTGAACCTTCTTTTGAATATCATACTGCATATCTCTCATCTGAGAAACAATACTGTAATCTATTTCGTCAAAGGTTTTCTGACCTGTTCCTGCAACTGTAGGGTCTGCAAGTATATCTTTAATGCCTATCTTAGCTTTTTCTACTTGTTTTTTTCTTTCAAAGTCTTTCTCTTGAATATCTGATAAGTCTTCGAAACCACCTTTAACCATACCTGCGACGTCTATAACGCCTGTGTTTGGTTGTACTGTTGCGAAAGAACCTTTATTACCTACTGCCATTTTTATTATTTATTAACCGTACATAGATGTTAAGAAATCTTGCTGAGATTCTTCTTCAGCTAACATTCCTGCAACGCCTATACCTGTTTGACCTAAACCTGCAACACCACTAGAAATTAAATTACTTCCTTGTTGGTATTGAGAAGATAAAGCACTTATATCTTGCATTTCTCTCTGCTCTTGCATAGCTCTAATTCTCTGCTCGTCTTGTGCTCTTATTTGGTCAATACGTTGTTGTTGTTGCTCTAAGTTTTGAGTGATGCCAATGTTCTGTTGCTGTTGTGCTTGTCGTAATCTACCCATACCACCTATAACTCCTCTAGCACCACTTCTTGACAAAGCGTCAACACCTGAAGAACCTAGTCTAGCACTTTCTTGAAGTTGCATTTCAGTACCTCTAGTATAAACTGATAGATTGTCCGCAACATTAGAGAACTCTTGTCTTTGATAATTTTCTAAAGCCTGTTCTGCTTCTCTTTTTTGTTTAGCTCCTTGAAATAACTGAACTCCTGATGTAGCCAATCCTACTCCTGCTGTTATAGCTGTTGCTGCTGCCATTATTCTATAATTTTTATTAATTCATTAGAACCTTGAGTTCCTAATTTATAACCTGACTTTAAGTATTTCTTTTCTAAGTTACTGTTTTTAACATAAGTAAATAAACATCTAACTCCGTTATTTTTAGCTTCATCAGTAATCTCATTAATCAAGAAAACCAAAGCATCTTCTCTTAACTTTCTATCTTTAACATTAGGATTGCTTACTACAAACTCACATAATGCAAAACCACTATTCGTGAAGTATAAAAACCCTGCTGCTATATCAACACCATTTTCCTCAACCATAAAACCTCCTAAGCCATTGTTAGGTAGTAAAGATTTATCTATAACAGGAAATCTCCACCATTTCCACCAATCAACTAAGGTTTCGTAATCACTTTCTTTAAGAACTCTTGATGTCATATATACAAAGATACAAAATTAAGTCTTAGGTGTGCTTAAAAACACTTCAGAACTAACACTAAATAACTCTGTCTTGTTTTCTGTGTCTAATTCTGCCGATACTTCTAAATGATTACCGACTAAACCGCTTGTTTCTATAGATTGTGGTTTAAACGCTAACACAAAGTCTCCGTCAGATAAATTAGTTATCCCTGAAGGGTCTAAAGTTCCCGAAACTGTAATCACATTGTCACTACTTATGTTTACTATTTGCCCTACAACATCTAATTGGTCGTTGGCAATATAATCTCCTACAGAAACTTCTTCGTTTATCGGTTGGTCGAAAAATATATCAAAATCTACAACCCTATTATTAAGACCTATCCCTTGAACGTGTAAAGATTCTGTGTTGATACTCTTAACATCTCTGTTACCTCTTATGAAAGCTCTATATATACCTTCTTCTTTGTCAAAGTCGTTAATATCAACGTGACCTTGAAATACACCGTCTACTGCTGTCGAAGATAAATTAGTTTTTAAATCTATCTTCCATTTGTCGCTTCCGTCTAATTCTATAGTCTTAAAGTTTTTCCTGTTGTTAGGAGTATTGTTAAGTGCTATAGTGAATTTAGAAGGCTCCTTAACGCTATAAAAAGTGTTATAAATACCAATATCTCTTGCATTGTGTCTGAATATGTTTCCGTCTTTAAAGGTATAAAAATTTCCGTTAATAGCAACCATATCTTCAGGATTGAATCTTTGATTACTAACCCAACCACCTCCGTCCTGATTAATAGATTCTTTCCAAAACCAAGTTTCGTATTTTCCTTCGTCTAACTTTAAGTTAAGAACGTAAGTATTATAGAAATCATCGTAAGAGCCTGTAATTTGACCTACTTCCTTTTCATTAAATAGATTTCTAAAGTAACTTCTAAGACCTCTTGATGATATTTCGAAAACACCATTATTAGAAAGCCTACATACAACACCTCTTTTTCTATCTGTAAAATACATTAAAGTACCATATTGAGCAAAGCTTTCACTGTCTTTAGATATGCCGTATTCTCCACTATAAGTTCTTTGATTACCTAAAACATTAACAATTCGTGATACGTTAGCAGTGCCATCAGCGTTGAATAATTCAGCCTCTCCTAAACCTATAAAGCTAACTTTATCTTCTTGAAATAGAACTAAATTAGTATCCCTGTTATAAAGCCTATATATACCTCCGTATCTTTTATCTATATCGTCTTTAAAGTTTGCTGTAGATAAGTTAAATTCATTAAGTGCATTTACACCTGTGTTATCGTTAAACACCCCTGAATAGGTTATGTCTGCAAATCTTGTTAGTTTTTGATACTCGTCTGCACTTGTTGTAGTCGGTGTCGAAGAAACATCTAAGAAATTAGCGTTAAACTTATCTTTATACTGATAGCTTTCTGCACCATTACCCTGTGAGTAGCAGTTAAAATATCTACTGAGTAAATGTTCTGTTTGTTCGTATTCTCCGTTAACTATATCGTAAGTCTCAGGTGTTTCGAAAAATATATTATCACTAACAGGTTTTTCTTTTGTTTCAAAGACATAGTAGCCATCAACTACTCTAATATTTATTTTTATATCTAATTTACCTCTATTAAGATTATTTCCTGATTCACTACCCTTAATAACCATAACATAAGGCTTTGTGTTATCAAGTCTTACTTTATGTATTGTAAAAGGATTGTCATCAAAATTATTATCTCCAACAAGCAAAGAATTTCCCAATTCATCAATTAAATAACTTCCTCCAGTATCTGATTCTAGCACTACTTCCCCTCTAACTACCCAATATGGTATATAATCAGCATCATCATTTTCAGTTTCAAAAAAACCTGTTGGATATGGTGTTTCGGGTGTATCTGGAAATTGACTTGGGTCAGGTGCATTGTTAGGAACATATGTATTTATTCCTGTTATGAAATCATGGATATTAGCGTAATTAGCATTAGATACAAATGTTTTTTTGACTAAAGACTGGTCATCATCATTTCGAGATAGTATTTTAATTATATCGAATATCGTGCCTTGATTAAATGGTAAATCTTCAAATATAGTATTCCCTCCTGCGTCTGTCGTTTCTATTTTAAAATTATCTAAAATAGTATAAGGTCTTTCTGATCTAACATTAGATGCTTGCCCGTCTGCTCTATCTATATTAATAAATTCACTCTCATCGTAATCTAATGAAAATCCTTCTGGTCGTATCTTTATGTATTGCCCTTGTTCTTCTTCTAATAATACACCTGTACCTTCAACTGTATTGTTAGGTATAAAATCCCTGTCTTGGTCAACTATATCTAAAACCTTAACTGTGCCTAACGTATTTTGTATTTCAGTAGAGTCTTTTTTAACTATTATCTCATCACCTACATTAACCTTATTAACATCTCCGCCCTCTAATTTAATCCATCTAAAACCTCCATCTATGTAAAATCTATTAGAGTAAAACGTTTCCCATAAACCTACTTTCTTAACTGCAAACTTGTACCTGTCAGCCCACTCAGGTACTTTCTGAGTTTGAGGTATGGTTACTTTCAAAGTATTTTTCTTGTCAGATGCAGATATAGGTACGTGTACTGTGTTATCTATAGATGTTAAAGCTGTAGTCTTTCTTCCTTCTTTGTCTAAGAACAACATAGCAACCTCGTAATCTCTATTGCTTTTCATAGATGCTGAAGACTCATTTGTAAACACATTAACTTGAGTGTTTTGCTCTTCAAATATATAAGATATACCACCTCCATTAGTTAAAATAAACTTAACTCTAGGCAATGATATTCTTAGTGTGTTTTCATCAGGAGAAGCTACATTAAAGTTACTAGCGTTAAAACTAATACTGTCTGTATTTAAAGGTTCACTAAAACCATTATCATTAAAAAAACTTTCGAAAGCACTTAACGCATTTTGAAAATCTTGATTACTTGCTATTTGAAGGGATTTATTTAACCCTTCTAAGTTAGGTAAGGTTATATTAGCAGACAATAAACCTTCAAAAGAGTCTTGGTCTGTTCTTTCTTGTAAGTCAAAACCTATATCTATTCTACCTCCGTTAACAAAAGCATCATCAGGAATATTCGTAAGGTCTATATCGACAAAGCCAAAACCTGGTTCGTTAAAAGCAGAAGTAGGTATATTAATTCTGTTAAACTCTTCACTAACAACATCTACTGTATATTCTAGCTTGACTTTATCTCCGTCTTCGTTAACTAAGTCTCTTTGTTCTTCGTAGTTAGCGTAAAACAATCGACCTCCTGCATATTCTTGAGCTATTGCTTTTAAAGGAACATTGTCGAAACTTCTAAAATATTCTGCTTCAGGTAAGACTCTAAAGTTTTTGTTATTCTTAAAAGTAAAGGTAGCTTCAGTATCATTACTTAAACCCTCGTCTTCTTTGTTTATATCTTCAATTATATACCAATTAGATGAATTACTCTCTTTAAATAACACCTGAATATCTGTTACTACTTCATTTCCTGTATTATAAGTTATATCACAAGCATTAAATATATTAACCATTCCTTCATTTTCGAAGGTGTCGAAGTTAATTTCAAATGCTTTAGGAGTAAACATTGATTCAGAAGAAGAAGATATAGCAGAATAATAACCATCTTTATACTTATATCTATAAGCAAATGTTATAAACTTATCCTCTAAACTATCTCCTCCGTCATTTAATCTTAAAGGAGTTAAGTCAGGTGCTTTTCTAGGAGCAGGCTTTATAACATTAATATCATCTTCTAAAAAGTTTCCAGAAGTGTATGTTTTACATCTCTCTATGTTTATTATTCTAGGAGGGTTATCATCACCACAAAATGCTAATAAGTCGCTATCTCTCTCTAAATCTCCTGAATCAGACGCTTTGTTTATAACATTAGCGTGAGTTATCCTCTTGTCGAAGTTTAATATATTGTTAGCAGTGTCTTGTAAAACCTGAACTAAAGTATTAGTCTTAGAGTTAAACTCAACTATAGTGTCATAGTCATCTCCTTTAACAAAGTAATATACTAAGTTTTTAGAGTCATTAGCCACACTACCTATAACTTCAGGATTAGTTATTTCGTTTTCGACAACTAGATTAATATCGCTTTCCTTTACATTCCCTAGTACATTTTCAAGTGTACCAGAGTCATCACCTTCCGAAACATTAGTAATAGCATTACTTATATCTCTTACAGAACCATTAGGAATTAATCTTTCGTCAGCGTCTTTATTAACACCGCCTCTTATAAAGTTATTGGTTATTTTAGCCATTTACGTCTACCTTTAATTCTCTGAATAAATTGATGAGGTTTCAAGTTAGCTAATCTTATCTTAGCGTTTTGTCTCTCTTTTAAATAATCTTTTTTAGCACGTCTTATTCTATACTCGGTAGTATCTATTCTGTTGTTAAGTATTTCGTACTTTATGAACGCATATAAAGCTCTCTCTGCGAACTTATGTATTTTTACGTCTTTAGGGTCGGCATACTCTAAACCATCGCTTATATACTCTAATACTATTGTCTTCTTAGGTAAATCAGAGCTAAATCTCATCACTTTTTTTGAAACAGAAAAAGTACCATTAGTGTTTGCTCTCGAAGTGTCTAAGCCATATTGAGCAGAAGGTCTTTCTCCGAAACCATTAAATTCACTAGGCTCTCCTGATATATTGTAAGCATTAACGTATTGTTGAGATAGGTTTTCTTGATTTTCAGTAACACTAGAAGTTCCCTCTAAAGGAAAACCATCGTTGTCGAAGAGTACATTATACTTGTTATCTTGTAAGTATGCATTTATAATACCTGTATCTCTGCTTTCTAAGATAGGTCTTAAATTACCGACATCATCAACCCAACTTACTCTAGCGTAATTCACATAATCGTGAGGTAATATTATCTCTAAGTTATCCCCTAAATCTAATTCAACTTTTTTGATCTCTTTCAAGGCATCGTAATTAAGCTCCTTTAAACCTCTTTTAGCTTCAAACAAAACACGATGTCTAGCAACATTGTTTATCTCTTCATTATCTCCGACATATCTAACCATAAAGGAGTTAATTATATCTTTTAAAGTAATATATTGATATCCTCCGTGAAGGTCAGAGTCGTTGTAGTATTCTTCGGGTGTTTGTTCTAAACCTGCCATTATTGCTCTTTATTATCTTTTACTGTTTCTTTATTCATAGCGACTTGAATAACTTCAGGGTCTCTTATTGTAATACCACAATAGCCTAAAATCTTTATAATTAATCGTGTTTCGTCGCTAGGATGCAACTCTATATCTTGAAAATCTGAAGCTGAAGGATTGTAAACAGGATTTCCTGCTACCTCTAAAAATGTCCATTTAGGTTGCTTAGGCTCTCTTATATATGTGGCATTTACATTATCCTCTATTGTTGTTGGATATACTTCAAACTTACTTCCAAACCTTGTGTATAAAGGATAGGTTTCTGTCGGAGAAGCATAATGGTCATTTTTCAACATAGCAATAATAGACTTAGGTGTTTCTTCTATAATAGCGTCTTTATAGGTTAACTGAATAACCCTATAAACATCTGTTGCGTTTATCTCAAAAACACCTGTAGCTGTGTTAGTCAAAGCAGAAAAGTCTGCAAAAACATCTATTTTTTCTCTTATGTTTTTAGGTATATCACTATATTCAGAGTTAGTCATACGCTGATTTTGCATATTAATATATCTGTTATAGTGATAGAAATTATCTTCGAATATACTTCTCTGTGCTAAACCTGCTAAACGATTAAACTCCGCAGGAGGTATAGTACCTCTATTTTCCTTATTTAATAGGGTTAATACGGTGTTTCGTACTCTATCTATCATGCTCACTTGAATTTATACAAAGATACGAATAAAAAAAGAGGTCGATTAAGACCCCTTTTTATCAAACATATATTATGTTTTGCCTATCTAATTATCAGTTAGCTTCGGAAGACAACAAAGTTGTTTCTACCCATAGTACATAAAGCTCTCTCTGATAAGAAATGCAATTCGTTTGCATCTTTATCACTTGTACGAGCACCACCTGCTGAACCTGTCATCCAAGTTTTGTAACGTCTATCCTCTCCTTGAGCGGCACGATATTTAACGTGTAAGAATGGAAGTGTTGCGTTTTCACCCATTACTTCATCATATACGTTAGTTGTACCTGCTGGCACTAATACAGCGTTAACTTTACCATTACCTGTGAAAGCTCCACGAGTAGTTGGGTCGTTTAAGTATTTCCAAGAAGTCTTGTAGAAATCATACTCACCTCTACGGAAACCTGTAAATCCTAAGTTAAGAGCAGTTTCTTCATCACCGAATACACCGTAAGAAGTACCACCTGCACCATAACTGTTCTGAGCAGCTAACATATCGTCAATAGCTAAAGATTGAGTACGATTGTTGAAAATCATGTTCTCTTCAATAGCAGCTTGTTGATCTAATCGGTCAAGGATTCCGTCAAAGTCAGATAAAGTATCAGCTACACCTGTAAATACGTTACCCTCTTCTACAGCCTCAAAGAAACCTTCTGTACCTTTCTTGCCTGCACCTCCAGCATCAGAACCTGACTCTACGTTTCTGTTTTCAATCATAGCTGTTTCCAATACATCATCAAAGCGCATTCTTGTCTGAGAACGTGATTTTAAGTACCATAAGAAACCACCGCCTTCTTCAGCGTTTAATTCAATCCAACCTACTTGAGTCATATCAGAGCCGTTAACAACGTCAACGTCTTTGATAATCACAGGTGAGTTTTCATAAATATCTACAGGAGCTTCCTTACTCTCTGTCATACCGTTAGTTCCTTTTGCAAATTCAGAACCGATAACGAAAAGGTTAAGACCTGTTGTTCCTACGTCAAATCCACCTGACTTACTTGATACAGCAGTAAAGGTGTCATCAGTTACAGCAGTAACGTGAGCCACGTCTTCGCTAGTCCCGTCATTGATGAGTAAAACTTCGTTTACTCGGAATGGGTGTCCTACTAAATCAAATACATTAGCAGTACGCTCAACGCCTGTAGCTACATTACGTAGACGAGTTTCTTCAGACCATTTGATAAGGTCAGATGAACTTGGCATTTCACTTGATGTTCGCTCTAAGAAACCTTTAATAGATTGGTTTCCGTAACGTTGAAATTCTTCAGTAACTAAATCTGGAAGATACTGATTGTCGAAGTTAAATACATCTAAATAATTAGTTGTTAAAACTTCTTTCGTTGGTGAAGGAGTTAATGATACTCCTGGACTTGCTTCTATAGCCATTTTTTACTGTTTTTTTCTAAAATTAAACTTAATACCTGGCTGACCTGGATTAATAGCTTTCATTGTGAAACCCTTTTTAGGATTACTTTCAGAAGATTTATGACCTGAGAAATTAATATTCTTACTTTCTTTAGTCTCTTCTGCGATAGCTTCAGACTTTCCTAACTCATAAAAATGCTTAGCCATAGCGTCTGCATTCATAGCTGCGTTTAGCGCTTTATGATACCCTTTCACATCTTTGATAGCACCATTTTCATCGGTAAACTTTCCTATAAAGTTATTTACATCTGATTGCATCTTTGCTAAAGACTGTGAATCACCACTTTTAAAGACCTTCTTTTGTCCACCTAGCTCGAACTCGAAACCTTCGAAATCTTGACTAAAAACAGACTGAGTTTCTTTAAGGAAATTCTCGTGTCTTTGCTTTATCACATTTTGCTGTTCTTCCTGCAACCTTTGAACTTCGCTTAGCTTTGTCTTAGCCTCTTTGTACTCTTCAGGAATCTGCACTTCACTTGTAGAAGACCCTTCCACAGGTGCTTTATACTTCTCCTTCTGAGACTCAAGATAAGATACCGCTTCGCTTAGTAACTTTTTCTTATTTCTATTCTTTTTACGGACTTCAGAATCGTCGTCAATGTCTTCGTCAACTTTAAACTCATTCAACTCATCTTTAATGTCCTCGTCTGAGAAAAAAGGATTTTTATCCTTGATGTAGCGTTTTAATGTCGCTTCTTCACTTTCCTTAGACCAATCTTTCTGTAATTCTAAAAAGTCTTGATAACTCCTATTAGTTTCTTTTTTGTAATCTAAATAAGACTGTAACTCTTGAGGTATTTCTGTTTCTTGTTTTGGTTTAGATAAATCTTCTAAACTTTCAGCTTCAATACCTTTGTCTTTAAGAAACTTTAGTACGTCATCATCTTTTAGACCTATTTCTTCTTGTACGTCTTGCTTTTGCTCTTCATTTTGCTCTTGCCCTTCGGCTTGCTGCAACTCTTCTTCTTTCTCATCTTTATTGTTTGTTTGAGGTTGTTCCTCTGTTGTTACTTGTTCTTCTTGAGTAGTTTCACTAACTTCCTCTTGTTTTACATCTTCTTTTTGCTCTTGCTTTGGCTCAACTTTTACTTTGTCTTCCTCGCCAACAACCTTAGCATTTTTCAAAAAACTCAATTCCATAGATTATATTTATTTAGATTAATACAAAGATAATAATTATTTATCTATTGATTTTCATTTTCAAATTCAGTAAGGTCAAACTCGCTAAGTTCTATATCTTGTTCTTCGAAGTCAATAGCATCAAGCTCTTTTTGTCTTTGCTCTGTCAATTTAGACTCCATAGACTTTTCCTTTACTGTTCTTTGGTCTTTTCTATCCTCTTTCATTCTATCTCTTTCGGTCTGAGACTGAACTTCCATTTGCTTTTTAGGTATGTCGTACTCTCCACGAATCTTCTCTATCTGCATTTTATAGTTGTACTCTCTATCCATTTTAGCCATATCCTGCTCGAATTTCATCTTAGAAAGCTGACTTTCCCCTTGCAGTTCCGCTTGTTTCTTTTGAAGTTCTGCTTGCGACGAAGCCTGAGAAGATTGAATGTTTGCTTGTTTTTGAGCCTCAATCTCTTGCATTTTCTGTTGCTGTTTCTGCTTAGCATATTTCTTCTTGCGTATCTTGAGTATCTCATTGGCATATTTTAAATTTGATATGTTTAATATATCTATCTTATCTTCTACACCTAAGTTTCCATTCTGTATCTCAATCTGTATATCCTGCTCTAACCTTGCTTTATCTTCATCGTCAGGCTCTAACTCTAAGTGTATGGCGAAATCCCTTAAATGCATATCCTTGAAGTACTCTAAGTTTCTTACACTTCCTGAACCAATCTTCTGAATGAAATCATCTTTAGTTTCTGAAAACTCTAGTATGTCTGATATACGAATACTCGTTAGTTGCGCTAATCTCTTTGTGATAAAGTTAGAGCCAATAAGGACTTGTTTAGTTGCTTCATTTGAGTTGTAGGCAGCCATTTTCTGAAGACCAACTAATGCATCTTTATCAGGTTGATTCCCGTCCATTCTAGTTAAGCCTGTAACATCTTTAATCATCTGTATGTTAAAAGCATATTGTCTTTCAAAAGCAGCTAGTTTATTAGCAGAACTGCTAGACCTTATTTCCTGAATAGGAACTTTAGCATTGTTAAACTCACCTCCGTAAGTAGAACTCCTACCGAAAATACTACCTGTAGTCATAAACATATCAAATGCTTCTGTCGGAGTATATTTATTACCATTACCTAAGTCTATTTCCATTAATCCGTCAACATCTATAAACTGACCATCAGGTAACGTCATTTGAAGTGTTTGTTGTATTTTAAGGTCTATCATTTTAATTTTGTCGGAGAATGGTATCATTCTATCGACTAAGCTATCAATATGACCTCTACCTATACCTGGAGCACAAATAGCGTAAGGAGGTAATACTTTATTAGAATTAGACTTAGGTCTCATTTGATTTTCCATAACTTCCCACTGAAGTAATATGTCTGTGCCTAAAACATAAGCACCCTCAAACCAAATCTCCTCAGACTTAATTCTCTTTTTAAAATCTCTATCTCCGTTTCCTTTAACTTCGAAATCCTTATCTCTCTTTAATACTTTTCGACCTCCTGTCTTATTAGACTTCTCTTTCCAAATCTTTTTTCTTACGGTTTTGTAGGCAAATTTAAGTATAGCTATTTTACCGTCTAAGTTATCATCATAAACAGAGTAACTGTCAAGTCCGTGATATTCTCCCCAAGTTGTCGAAGCTTCTTGGATTTTATCCTTTTCTTCTTCTGTTAATTGTGGGTTTTCTCTAATCACGTTAGATATAAGCTCGCTACTAAATTCTCCGAAGTAAAAACAATCTTTAAAGAAAGGGTCTTCTGTGTAACTATAGATAAAGTTTTCAGGGTCTACATAATTATAAACAATTCCGTCACTATAAGAGTATTCATTTTTAACACCACCTATACCTATTTCAACTAAATCACTTATTATTCTAAACCTTAAATCATCATCATAGTCATTATCCTCCATAACAGACTTAATAGCTAATTCTTGAGCTATTTCCGAAGAAGGTTTAAACTTCATATTAGCGTGTATGTCTAACTCTTCTTGACTGTCAGGCAATTCATCAGGATTCATTGTAAATAAGTCTACACCTAATTCTTGTTTAGCTTTCATCGTAAAGTCTTTAGTAAGCATATCTTTTTCTATAGCCTCACGATACTTAGCTCTTTCCTCTTGACTTTCTCTATCTATAGACATCGCTGTAATAGAATAATTTCTATCCATCATTCCATTTACAACCCAATCTTTAAATTTAGGTATGATAGGTATCGGTTCGTAGTCTAAGTTTAAATAAGAAACATCACCATCTACATTGATATAGTCTTTGTATTTTCTAGTAGACTGTTTCCCTTTAGCATACAGACGTCTTCTTATGAATTCATTTTTGCTATCATAAAACCTAGAGCTACTGTTCCCTTCTCTTTTGAACCATTCTCCTTGAATAGCCTTAGCAACCTGTTTTCCGTATTCAGGTTGTTTCTGTTTAGAAAAGTCGTCTGTGTGTTTAGGGAAAGAAACTCTTTCAATACTCATTCTGTTTTTCTGCTTACCTCTCATTACCTCTTAATGTTTATTTTAATAGTGCTTGGCTTTTGATTTCTAGCACTATATTTTTCTATATTTTTAGCCATTAATGCTAGTCCTGAACTAATCGTAGCATCATACTTTGTCCTCTTATTTATATCAAACTTTAACCAATCTCTTAAAGTTCTTTCAAAATACATTCTTCCATAATCACCCTCTTCTTCGTTATACCCTATATGCTCATCTATATAAGACTCTATGGCAGATGCGTGCATTTGTTTCATATCTTCCGAAGAGTTAGGAACTCCACCTATTTCTTTTTCTGCTTTTGACAGCATATTCATCGGTTTGTCAAACCTCGTTATTGCAAAGTTACGATATCCTCTGTTCTTGAAATGATAAAGTAGTCTAGGCTTATTATTCTCAATTAATACGGGCATTCCATAAAAAACGGACGCCATAAGCACATTTTCAAAAAATTTATCGGCTGTACTCTCTCTAGCTATATATTCTAAAAAGAAATGTTCACTTGGTACATCTCCTATAGAGAACCTAGTCACTCCATGTAAAGCACCTTTAGAACCACCACTTTCATTATCTCCATTTCCGTATTTACTAACACCCTCAACAGTACCTGATATATCATAGCTATCACAACCAAACACACCTATATGACCGTTTAAAGGCGATTTACTATAACCTCCGTAGCCTATTTTATTTTCCCAACGGTTACGAAGCTCTAATGGAGGAATCCACGTCACTCTAAAATGTCCGTTTTTAGAAGGTGTCCAAACTACTTCTGTATCAGGAATACCACCTTTCCAAGAGAAATTACCTTCCATAACCACTTCTCCTACTTTAGATTGGTCTACGTAATCTAACTGCTCATTTATTTTCTCTATATTAAATATACAATTTACAGCTTCATCTCTAAACGCCTCTTCAGGTGTCATAGGGAACGCTCTTAACTCTTCGTTATAAGCAATCTCACTTTCTTTACGTTTAGCCTTTCTTCTAGCTTCTAGATAATCTATAGAACCTACTTTCTTAATATTACCATGAACATTCTCGAAATATTCTCCGTCAACTACAACTTCGTGACATTTACCATACTTATCTGTAAACTCTGTCATATTCTTATGAGCAGGCAAAAAGTATCTGTAAAGACCTGTGGGTGTTCTCTCTGTAACTTTATCTCTCTTCTCTACGTCTGAAGATTTCCAAAGCTTATGAAACGCTTCTCCACCTTTGTTTCTAGCAGCAACAGTAGAGCCTAAAAAAGCCTTACCTACAACCTTACCACCCTCATCAAACGTAGGAGAAACTTGTCCCCAATGATTTTCAAAAGACGCTCTTTCCCATTTACTAGCTTCGTCTCCTAAGTACCTAAACATCTTGTAACTATCATAACTACCCTCACTTGTAGGTTTAAAGTTTATGTAAGTGTTTAAGTAATCATCTGTGTTTGTATCTTTACTTTTTTTAGCTTTCTTACTTCTGTCAGGTGGTTTAGCGAAGTGTAAATACTTAGTGTTATCTACACTATTCTTTGTTACAGGCTGAAAGAAGAATGGTAGGTTTTGAAACGCATAAGATAATTTACTAAACGCCTCCTGAGCATCTTTATCTGTTTTCGAAGTAATACCAAAGTTTGCGTTATTAGTTGATGTGGCTTCGTCTAAGAATGAAAAAACCTTCTCATAAGTAAAACCTGTACGCCTTGATTTAACAAACAACTCCCCTAAACTTCTAGGGTCTAGCTTACAAGCCTCTCTGTGATATGTTAAATATAATTGAGCGTACCTGAAATCCATATAACCACCGTCATCTTTCATCTTACACCATTGCAGTGCAAAGTAAAAAGAGCCAGGCAACCATACAGCATCTCCGTTATTGTAAAACCATATACCTTCACGTCTTTTTCTAAACTCTTCAGCAATATACTCTGCGTAGGCTTCTTCTGTATCTACAGTTAGTCCTTTAGGTAATTCGCTTCTACGCCAATACTGCTCCTCTTTAGGTAAGTCGTGATATAGTATTTTAGTTTTGTCTTTAGGCTCTTCAGGCAGAGTAATATTTAAACCCTCTAAGTTTATAATTTTGCCTTTAGTTCCTTTAGGACAAATAAGTATAGAGTCTGTTTCCATATCATACCACTCTTTGTGATAATTACTTAAAGGAAATAACTCTTGATTTGCAAACTTTTCAGGATAACCTCTTTTAAACTCTTTGTCGGAGAGATTAAACTTATCTGCATCTAACTGAAGTCTAAGCTCAATTAAGTTCGAGTCTATATTTACTATTGCTTGGTGTAAAACAGATTTACCCTCTGTAACTAAGTGATGCTTATCTTCATCTATCTCACTGTAATCTATTTGTTCTCTCAGAAATTGACGAAGAGTTATTAAAGCTTTGTCACCTGCATCTACAAGTCTTTCTATATAAGCCTTTAGTTTGTCAGGGTTAGGTTGATTTTGTGAGTTTTCCCACTTATGAATCATATCCTTAGCATACTTAAAAGAGTTTTCTTTACTCTTCATAAGTGTTTTCAGCTTTGTAGGGTCTAACGAGTCTACATCTATACTATACTCTAAACCTTGAATAATAGTATCAATAGCAGCCTCTATGTCTTTTCCGAAACCAATCATATTTCAGTAAGTAGGTCTTTGTATTTCATTCTATAATAAACCTCGCCATTAATCTTATAGGTTGCATTCTTAAAGTCTTTAAACGTATATCTCTTTCCGTTTACAAGACCTAAATCGTTAAGTTCTTTGTTATCGAAAACCAACTCACCTATATTGTCTTGTTCTCTATTTCCGTGTATAAAGTCATCTTGAACTACAGGCTTTAAAAACACATAAGGAAATCTAGAACTTTTGTTTCCGTTTTTATCGATTCTAAGGTAATAATCTTCTGTGTAAAATAAATCGTCTTTGATATGCTTCATAGAGTTAACCATCTCTCTTCGTTGATTTCTCATCAATCTAAAAGTATTATGATGCACTATAAGCGTATCTCCTTTTTTTACATCACCTTGATAACCTATAGGTGTTTCTACAACAACTCCTTCTCTGTTTGTGTCGTGTCCATCTTCTATACTGTTAGAAATAACTAAATCAACGTCTCCGACTTTCTTAGTGTTATTGTATCTTTTGTTGTCTTTAGGTGTTATTATGAAATAATTAGGGCTTTTCATACTACTCGATTATTTGATGTTCTTTAACAGTAACTATGCTTTCTTTGAAAGACTTCCATTCCTGAACTTCATCTCCTTTCCTGAGATAAACAACAAACCAACCGTCTTTAAGTATAATGTTTGAGACAACTTGGTCTCTGAATTTAGACCCTACGACATAAAACAGACCATTTTTAAGGTCTTCACCTATTCCTATTTTTCTATAACTATCCATTGTATTAAATTTAACTATAATACAAAGATAGAGAATTATTTACAGATGTAGGTTTTATCGAGAGTTACACTTGACTACAGCAAGATGATTCACTTGAGTTGCGTTAACTCCAAACAAAACAGGAAGTAATAATGCTAAGAAGTCCAATACACCACCGCCTGTACTTTGTGTAAAAGCTCTAGCGTCAACTATATCTCCTGATGTTAAATTTATTTGAGTAGATAGCGTGTGTGCTCTTTGACTGTTTAATGCTAAAGGATTTTCATTTGCATCTATAGATATTAAATTTCCATTTACAAATATACCTAATGCTGTAGCTTGAGATGCAGAAACAAGACCCGACCTTACAACAACACCAGCACTTATGTCGTAAATTCCTGTAGTATTTACAGTTATTCTCCCGTCAGTACCTATGGTAAAGTTAGATGTAGCGTTGTTAAAAACAGCCGTGTCATAATCTAATATCGTAAACTGACCGTCTGTAAGTGTTTGGTCTGCTGCTGTTGTAGACCTTACTGCTTCTTCTTCAGAGTCTAATCTACCCTCTAATCCATTTAATTCTGATTGAGTAGCTGTAGATATAGGCTTGTTTAAATCCGAAGTATTATCAACATTATTTAACCCTACATCAGATTTATCTAAATCTATATTACCACTTCCTTCCAAAGATTGACCTTCTACAGTTTTAAGAGGTCTTTTAGATTGTATTGATGATGTTGTTTCGTCACCTGTATTTACTCCGCTTTGATTGTCTAAGTTAGATTTATCTCCTGTCACAAAGTTAGACGCTTCACTAGCAGAAAATATAGGATCTGATTCAGAAGTTAAATAACCCTGATTATTTGATAGCTGTGATATATCATCTTCAGGTTGTAGAGAAGTGTCAGCTAAATCTCCTTGAGCAGAAGTCGCATAATCACTTTCGTTAAAATCTGTTATATCAGACTTAACGTGAGTATGTGTTAAACTTGCTTTTTGGTCTAATGCGGATTGAGTAGCTGTAGATATTGGCTTTTCTAAGTCTGAAGTGTTATTGACTTTAGATAATCCTAAATCTTCTTTTGTAGTACCGTGAGGGTTTGTTCCGTCATTCAAATCTAATTCACTATGATCCTTATTAAACGTGTCAAGTATAGCTTCACTTTGAAGATACTCAACGAGTTTAGATACTGTAAAGTTTTTAGTAACATCACCTTCAGCATCAGAGCCTATCCACTTGTCTTGAGGTTGTATATTACTGTCTTGCTGATATGTTGATATTCTAGCCATTATTTAGATATTTTCTTGAATTTCTCGAAGCCACGACTGCCGAAGTACGCTAAATACACAGTAATAAGTAGGTTTTTTAAAAGACTTACCCAAACTTCGTCTACATTAAAAGGACTGTCCGAGCTATCAGCAACAATTAATATAACTGTTGACAAAGTAAGAAACACAATAGTTAGAGGTCTTACGTTTTTAGACAACCAAGAGTCTGAAGTCATATCCGCTTCCCATCGTTTAGATATAGCTATAAACTCTTCTTTATCTAACTGTAGTTGTTCTACGAGCATTTTTTTATCAAACTCCGTTAATTCCTTAGAACCTTTTATCTTATCGCTAAGACGTTCTAACGCTTCTACGCCCGTAATACTACCTGCTATGTCTAAAAGTTCAGGAGCGACGTTCTTTCCTTGTTCAACGAGCCAACGCAAAGCATCTCCAACTCTTGTCGTGCCGTTTCTTTCTTTGTATGTAGGCTTTCTGTCTGGCATAGAGGTTTATAAAATAAAATACATTAGTATAACAGGAAGTATAGTCATAAAGAAGTCTAAAGGTTCAGGTGTGCCTTTTTTAAGGTACATATCCCAAACAGCTTCTTTAGCACCTGCTATAACAATAGTAGATGCTAACGCCCATTCTAAAGACATAAATAAGGCTAAGAATAAATAAATTAACGTTCCTGCTATAAAATGTAGTAGTTTGTCTTTTGCTGTTATTCTACTCAATAGTTGTTTCATAATCTACGCCTTTAGTTGTTAGAAAATCAATTAGTTCTTGCTCTGTTTCAAATTCCTCGAAGTAAGGCTGACCACTGTTAACTTGTTGTCCTTCTTCTATTTTTCCATAATGGAAAACATCCTTGTCATTGTGTGCTACATAATATTTCATATCTATTTTTTTATATTTCTAATCCGCCATCTGTGATTGTCCAACCTCTAGCAATTAAAGCGTTTCTTGCTGTTTGCCCTGCTGCGTTGTATTGTGAGTTACCACCATCAAAGGCTACGTTGTTGTTAGGGTTGTTTGCTTCTAAGTCTATCAATAATTGTGAGTAGCGTTCTGTGTTTATGGTGTTTTCTAAGAACATAGAACCGCCGTTAGTTAATGAAGGTAACTCCATCCCTGTTGGTAATGAAGTAAGGGAGTTATCCATAAACATAAAACGACCATCAGTCAACAATGGCAAATCCATACCACTTGGTAACGATGTTAAATTATTGCCTAAAAACATAGAAATACCTTCAGTCAACAACGGTAACTCCATCCCTGTTGGTAATGAAGTTAAATTGTTTCGCACAAACATTTGTACACCTTCATTCAACAATGGCAACTCCATTCCTGCTGGTAATGATGTAATAGCATTATCTCTAAACATTCTACCAGCAACAATTAACAAAGGCATTTTCATATCGCTTGGTAATGAAGTAAGGGAGTTATCCATAAACATAAAACTTCCAATCTCTACAACTTCAAACCAAGCACCACCACCTGCTATTTCTGATAAATTTGAGCATCCGAAAAACGCATTACTTTGATTAGGCTCATTAACTCCATACAATCCCCATTGAAGGACTTTAAGCAGTTTATTTTTATCTCCACCATCACTAAACGTTAACTTATCAAGCCCTGCTTCTTTTGGAATAACTCTTAACTCATATATACCTGCGCTAGGTAAGGTAATTGTTTGCTCGTTAACTAAGTCGCTAAAACTTGCAACTAAGCTGTTATTTTGATAGGCTTCTACATCGTACTCGCCAACCGCACCTGTAAATTGGAATTGGTCTGCATTGCTTACCCCTGCGATAGATGTATCTACCTCAATAATGAAGTTAGGGTCGAATTTAGAATAAGACCGACCTGTTATATCAATACTGTTAGATATCGACAATCCTACCATAGTGCAAGAATATCGCTAGCTGTCGTGTTTGTACTAAAAACTCTAACAACCTGAACAGGTAAAAAACTTCCGTCAGCAACATTTTTAAAGACTACGTCGTCTCCACTAGATGTTAAAACTCTTAAATCTCCTCCTGTACCCACAAATAATACAGCACCTCTGTTGTTTTGTGTTTCATACTGAAAGTTTTCTGTATCACTAGCGGTAATACTCTTAACTTGTGAACTTTGTAATTTCTGATAACTCATATCTTATTTCTTTTTTCTTTTAATACTTTTTGCTCTCTTACCCATTCCGACTTTCTTTTTATCTCTTACGGCTTTTTTCTTTTCCGAAGAAGACATTTCTCCCCAAGTCTTAGGAGTTTTTGACGAAACACGTTTTGTAGGTCTACACTTCTTTACAGCTTTGTTTTTACTAGAACCACACTTATTTCCTTTTTCATCTCTCCAATCTTCTTTAAACCATCTTTTCAGTGATAAGCCTTTTTTAGTTTTCCTTATAGCCATTACTTTTTCTTTTTAGCTTGTTTCTTTCTACACTTAGCAATAGCACCGCCTGCGTAGGCACTTGGAAAAACTTTATATTTTTTCTTTACTTTATAGTAACAATAATCTTTCTTACTCATAAACCTCTATAAATCAATTAGTTACAGTTCCAAGCCTTTCTCGACCAATAATTTGCCGAAAGTTTATTATTCTTTCCTTTTATTCCACCGCTTCTAGCACAGTAACTCTTTTTGCGCTTAGGGTTGTCTTTCTTAATACGCATATTAGGGTCTCCGAAATGTATAAGTTTCTCTTTACCTCCTGAACAAGCCTTAACCATTTTAGTCTTATTCTTCTTAGGAGACTTAGTAGGTTTATTACATTTCATCTTAGATTTATCAACTCTTTTTCCCATAGCGTTATTTTATACAAAGATACAAAAAAAGCCAAAGTCGAAACTTCAGCTTTTAATGATGGTTAAATTTAAAAGAATATTCTACAAAAGACTACCTTCTAGCACTTGAACAGTTTTCAGAAAAAGTAACCCACCTTATGTTTCCTTTTTCGTATCCCTTATCTGCATCTATTCTGTCTATTGAAGGGCTCTTTTTTAAATCGTATCCGCTTTCTTTCCACTTTTTAAATATATATTTATAATCATCATTATTTAATGACCACTCATAAAAATCTTCTTTATCTAAAATAGAAAGACCTTTGTATAAATGATTTTTATTTTTCAAAACACCGCCTACTCTTGATTTCATATTTCTGTAAGTTCTAACCAACTTTCCTTTAATTGTTTTTTCATATTTTTTAGTAATTATATTATCATTATTCAATCTTCTTTTTCTTTGCTTGTCATTATTACATTTTCTGCAATAATAATCATAGCCTCTTTTGTTTTTAGGTCTTTTTAAAAACTCAGAAACCTCCTTTTCTTTTAAGCAACAGTTGCACTTCATCTTTATTTTTTCCATTTGAAATAATAAGGGTTTAATGTGTATGTATTCTCTTTGAAATTTATAGTATAAAAACCTGATATACCTTTTTTAAAATTAGTCTGAACCCAATTTGAAGAAGGACTAAAAGCAGGAAAATTCCAATATTTAAACTTTTGAGATGTAGAATTGTCAAAAATATCTTGATGACTATCTCCTTTTATAAAGTATATATCGTATTTGTGTAAATCATGCTCGCTTATATAATTGTCTATCTTTTCTATTTGTTTGTTATCTAAAATAGGCTTAAAACCAAACTTCAAATTAACGCCGTCTTTTCCGTGAGTAGCAATAAAACATTTATCGTTATATATGTAGTGATTTATAAACTTCCTTTGTATCTTAAACTCTACATTACCTAACACGTGTTCTAAGTATGTTTTTAAAGGTTTGTTTACTACATAGGCAAAACTCCCAGAGTGATTATCATCCACTATATTTACAACGTCAATTTGCTTATAAACAGAAGACAACTCAGAGAACAGCCAAACCTTAAAGTCAAAAGCAACATCAAAAGCTTCTTCGTTTGTCATATTCTGTGGCAGGTGATGTCCTTTTCTGACAGTTTCTCCATCCCAACCATCTAAATAATCTCCTAAATCAAAAAATACTAAATTATCATTTGTTTTTGTATTTATAATATGATTCAATAATATTTGACCTCTCCTGAATAATTCATCCTTGTTCCACTCTCCACCAAAAAGAGAGAAGCCATTAGGATTAGGGTTCATTCCGATATGAACATCTGTAATACAACATAAATCAAAATCACTTTTTTCAATATCTTTTTTTTCAAACTTAGGAAGATTTGATTTTTCAGATATAAGTTCTTTTACTTTTTCTACAACTTTGTTTTCGTAATCTAAATCTCCTTCGACCACATTCTCCTTAAAAACTATATTATAAAAAGGAGTTCCTGTATGAGACACTAATTTATAAGATGATATATCTTTTCTAGGTAAGGTGTAATGTTCGCAATATTCGTCAATATCCATCATGTGTCCTTGTTCATTCCAGGCACTTAATACAAATGTTTTATCTTGTTTGTAATTATTTGACGAAGTATCTGATTTAACTTCTTCTTCATTTACAGGTATTTCTTTTACGTCAACGCTGTCTAAAGACTCTAATACTCCGCTAATTTTTCTTCTTATAGTATCAGTGTACTTAATTCCGTGAAGTTTACAGTAAGCTCTAGCGGTTTGACTTTTGTTCTTCTCTTCTTCGTAAAGATTTGATAACTGCTTTAAATTGTAATTCATCGTTTAGTTTTTGAATTATTATATAACAAATATATACAATAATCTTAAAAAACAAAGAATTAGACATTAAAAAGATAAACCTTTGGGTTTTTAGGCTCATCACAAACATCTAAATGAACCCAAGATATAGGTTTTCCGTTTAGCTTGTTTTCTAATCTTATTTTATGTGGAAGTAATTCTGAGATACTAAGTAAGTATTCTCTAACGTGGACAGAAGACATATCTTTTACATTAAAGTCGAAAGCCTTTCCTAATACGTGTGCAGATAAATAAGGGTAATCTTTTGACGAAACTATTCGAGAAGTGTTTTCTCTTAGACCTCTTTGGTGCATATCTCCTCCGAAAAGCCAATTATTAACTGTAATAGACTTTCCTAAGTCCTTCCTTATAAATGTTATAACTTCTAATAATCTAGGGTCGAAACGTGATAAAAAAAAGTAATCACCTCTCTCTTTAAATTGGTTATAAACATCTTCGCTTACTATTTCTCGTATATCGAAGTATTCAAGGAATTCGTCGTAAAGTTTATTGGTTTTTGTCATTTTGTTTTTGTTTTCGCCTTTTTTCTATTATCTCTATTGTCTTGTAAACTGTATAAATTATAGAAACTACTAGTAGTATGATTTTTAATACAGCTTCTAAACTAGAAAAACTAACTATAAATGTTACCAAATTTAAAATCCCGACTTTGTATTCGTTATGCATCTTTTTTATCTTTTATTGAGTTTAAACAGTGACCACCTTTAAACCAATATTGTACGTCTATGATATATAACAAAGATACTAAAATCCAACCACATACTGTGAGACGCTTATCTCTCTGATTCTTACCTAATACACTTGAAGTTGTTTCGTTTTTATCGCCATGTAAAGTGCCGTTTTCTTTGCGTAACGTCATATTAAATAAAGTTGCAAAATGGTAATTTCCAAACTTATCTAACTCAATAGCGTTAACTTTCCAAAAGTTATTGACACGACTTATAAAACTACTTCGTTTTTTATTCTTAATTAGTACCGCTATAAAGTTAGGGAATACTAAAATAAAGAAAATAACGTATGCTATAATGCTTAATATAAATCCCATATCTATTCTATTATGTAATCATCAGCAATTAAACCTCCAAAAGTATTTTTACTTACTATTTGCTGTAACACACCTTGCTTAATTATCCAATCTTGAATATCTAAGTAAGCCGTTAATTCACTAGGTATAGCATCTGTAAATTGGCTAATCATAACATTTACCATATCTCTAGGAATGCGCTCGTAATAGTCTACAACTACGTGCTGTGCATCTGTTGTTGTTTCGCCTACAGGCTTTTCAAAATGCTGAATATACTTTACTTGTGCCTTAAATCCTTTACTTAAAGGCTGTAAAATCTCAACTTGAATTTCAGCGTGTAAATTGTTAATGCCTGTTTTTGGAAATGTCAGTTTATTAACTTTATCAGTTATTTTGCTGAAGCGTTCCGCTTGTTCTTTCCATTGATCGCTTGTGATGTTTACTTTTGTCTTTAATTTCATAATTTATTAAATTGTTATAAAAGTTGCTTGTTGTTCTTCTTCTGTCAATGCTCTATTCCATACAATTAATTCATCAAAATCAATTTTTCCAGTTAAACTCGAATTTAATTGACCTAACCTATATTCTGATGAAGTGTTTAAAACACCTGTTTGTGCAAAGGTTTGCATTGCTTGTAAATTAGTTTGCATTGTCATTTGCGAACCATTATAAGTAACTATGTATTCATTCCAATCTGAAGAAATCGTATTACTAATACCATTAAGATTAACCCTGCCGTTATTTGTTACGGTTGTGAAAGCAGGAATTACTTCATTATTAGATGAAACTTGTCGAATTAAAAAAGAATTAGACCCAAGCCACCCAGTAAAGATTTCATTTTTTAAATCAGTTAAATCATTGTTTTTAAATCTCACGTAGATTGTAAAGTTATTACTACCACCTAAAAAAGAATTATAACTTACATAGGAATTCGTATTTCCGTCAAAACCATACGCTAAATCTCCTGATTCAAAACCTGAAACACCTAAAGTAACCCCTGATTTTATAATTCCGTTTTCAGCACCCACTGAATCATTTGAAACTGTTCCGCTTATTTCATTACAGAAATACCTGTGTATTATACCATTAGAAGGAAATGGTGGTGCAACCGCCCTTAACCTACTCGCTGCTATTATTGACATACTCATTACTCAGCTAATTTTAAAGTTCCATATAAAGTTGCTACATCGCTACCGTGTGTTCTGATTCCAAACACACTAAACTCATTATCTGTTTTGTTTTGAAAGGCTGCGGTTACGTTTAAAGTACCGCCACTTTCAGCTACAAAAGTAATTACATCAGTATCATCGCCACCAACTTGCTCGCCTTGAAATTCTAAATCACTAGCTAAACTATTAGGCACTAAAAATGTGCAAGGTGCGGTTATCATTAAGTGTTTATCTACATCGCTTGGTATTAGTGTGTAAGTGCCACTCGCTACGGGTTTGTCTGTTTTTTTGTCTACTTTATTATTTTGTAAATCTGTTATATCACTAGCATTTGTAGAGATACCACTTATATCTTGGTCGCCTGTGTTTGTACCGCTAGTGTTAGCTAACCTATCAATATCTGTTTGAGAAGTAAATTTATTGTTTGTCGAGGTATCATCTATGTCATCTGCATCTAAAACAACATCTCCTATTTTAGTGTTTACAGAATTAACATCGTTAACCTCTGCGCCTGATTCTATGTTATCTAACTTTGTCTTATCTCCGTCAACGAAAGCACCTTCTAATAATATATCTTGTTTGTCTGATACTAAAACAGATAAATCAATAGATGTCTTAATTACTCCGTCTTCTAATATATTTAAAGAGTTTCCTGTAAGTTCTAAGTCGTAAACAGAGCCACCTCCTGAACTACCACTTGAAATACCCGATATATCAATAGTCGTATTATCGTCTCTAGTTAATGTTATAGTGCTGGTAGAAGGATTGTAAGAACCACTTATTATTCTAGGCAAATTAGTGTCATCTAAATATTTAGATAAATCAATATTAGATACTTCAACATTATCTTTTGATAAAATCAAATTATCATCTACAAGTTCTAATAGATATTCAGGAATAGGGTCTCCTGTTTCAAAACCTGTTTGATCTACTAAATTAAAGTCAGCTAAATCTGTTTGTTGTTCTCCGAAACCTGTAAGACCACTATCTCCTTGAAATAAATAAGACTTAACAACTCCGTTTTCTGTTATTGTAAAAACTGTAAAACCCTCTGATAAAGGTTGTATTTCAATAGGAGGATTAATATTATTTACAGCTTCAGAAATATTTAAAGGTTGTATCTCTCCTAAACTAAAAACATCAGTCGTAGAGTCTTGTGTTATATTCTCTACAACTAATGCTTTCTCTGATATAACTTGTATGTTGTCTTTAGTTATAGGTGTTTCGTTAGCTCCATAAGAACCTTTACCTAAATCTTTCAGAGCTAAAACATAAAACCTATTACCTCTTTTTAATTTAAAAAAATATATCTCATCAGCACTTATTGTTAATGACGGAGATAAATTGTTTATTAGTATAGCAGCATCTTCTAAGACAGTAATGCTTGCACTAGGGTTGTCTATAGATGGTAAAGTAAAAGATTTAATAAGATTGTTTTGCTCTGAAGCTTCGAAATCTTGAGTTATAAAAGTTTTAAGACCTTGAACCGTATAGTTTTTAGTCTTATTATTTTGGTCTCCGTCACTACCTAAAACAATATCTTTATTCGTTATATTGTCGTCTTGTATGTATGTTTTTATTCTTGCCATATTAAATATTAGTTTAAAACTGTTACCCCTTTATTTTCTAAGGTAGTTACAAAGGCATCTGACGCTGAACTTCTAACTTCATTAACTCCTGTTATTTGAACTCGTTTCAAGCCAACCCATGTCGCTTCAGATAAATCCTCTAACAAATTATCAACCTCTGATGTCGTAAGACCTACACCTGATGACGTGCTTAATATAAATCTATCCATAGGCACATAAGTAAAACTTCTCCTCGTTTGGTAATCTTCTATAGTGCTAAAACCTTGCAGAGAAACAAACTCACTTACCGAAAAAGGAATATTTGATATTTTCCCTGTTGCTTTTTCCGTAATATATAAGCCTTTTAAATTAGACATTCCAAATAAATCAGACAAAAGAAAGTCATGACTTGTTGCTTTTGTTACTTTCAATTCCTCGACGTTATCTCTACTAACATATATCTTAGTGCTTCCGTCAAAAGATAAAGGAAGATTGTAACTTTGTGGTGTTGAACTACTCTGTCTTGTTATAATATTACCATCTCCATAATCTATTTGATAATCAGAACCATCAACAGTTTTAACACCTATGAAAACTTCCTCTTCTCTCCTAACACTGTTAAGGCTTAAGATAATAGGGTCTTGCTCTTGCTCTTCAAAATACGAGTAAACTAACTTCCTTATAGACATTTAACTTCTTTTTACTACTCTAACATAAAAACCATTAACATCTACATCATCAGCTGCCGTACTTCTAACTCTTATAAACGCAGGATTATCCTTAGTTAAGTTATTTCCTATATATATTTCTCTTTCCTCTACTATTCTGTAGGTGTCTGCATCTCTGAAGTACATAGAAGAAAAGAAAGGTATTATATATTCGCCTGTTTGACCTTCGCCTAAAACTAATTCAGCATCAAAATTTTCTCCTGTTGTTGTAGTAGTCAAATCTAAATCTAAACGTATTCTTACAATATCATTAATATTTAGACCTGTAAAATCAAACCTATCAGTAGCTATATTGTATATATTAGGAACTCCAGGTGCAGGTGCTAAATAAGTATTACCTCCTGCGCCATTATTACTTATGTTTTGATATGTGTTAGCAACTAAGGTTTGAGCAGCTTGAGTATCTTCGTAATCGTAAATACCCATATTAATATTCTCGCTTACATCAGAGCTTGTAGTGTCTACAATATATTCTGTACCACTAAGAATAACAGTGCCTAAGTTATTAGTAGGTAAAGTTGTCTCTGTTGCTGTATTAGCACCTGTCAAATTGAATGTTAATGTTCCTCCTGAAAAGTTTCTTATATTAAACTCTAAACCATCTATCAATCCATCAGGTAAGTCTAAATTAATATTTCCTGTGGTAACATTTATAGTTGCTTTGTGAAAGTCATTTGTCAAAGTAGTATTCGAAGATATATCAACTACATAAGGCTTAGCACTTTCTAATATCCATTCAGTATCTTGATACACCCATAATTGATTAGCATCTCCGTTAGATAATGTAGCGTAATCTCCGTTACTACCTGATAAAGCAATTATGTTAGAACTATTTGTGAAATTACCTCTATATCTTTTTAGACTATCCACATAAAACTTATTTGCAGCGTCTTGATCGTTATTCGGCAAACCTAGATTAGTAATATTATTATTTGACATATCGAGATTACCTGTCATGGTATCACCTGACTTACTAACCTTTAAATCATCAGCGTTGTCAACATAAGTCTCTGTCGCAAAACCTGCGTCATTATTAAAAGAAGAAAGATTTTCGTTGATTTTCTCACCTCTTATTTTTATAACATTACTAGATGTTATTTGTTTACTTCCACTTCCATACACACCTTTACCCGAGTTTATGATATATACCGAGTTATAAGATGCCCCTGCATCGTTTTCTAAGTTGCCATTTGAAAAAGCAATAAACAATTCTTTATCGCTTATTTCCACATTAGGCGATAATCCATTTATTTGAGAAACAACACCTGCTATCTCTTGAGATTCATCACTATAACTATTATTTAAAGTTACTTGTACGTATTTTGCTTTGACATTATCGTCATCTACTGTGTTGTCACTAAAAGATAAGAAGTCAGAAACTGTTGATTGAAGGTCATTAGAACCATAAAGACCATTAGTACCGACAAACTTGAATAGAAACGATGTTCCTCCGTCTATAAAAGTAAAAAAATATTGTGTTTCTGTACTTGATAAATTTAAAGAAGGAACAGAGGTGTTGACTTCATCAACGAGACTACTCCCTGTAATATCCCCTAAATCTATTGTGACTGTGTTTCCTAATCCTGAAACATCATCAGCAGTAGGATTAGTAACGTTTAACAGAACTAAGTCATCTAAAGATACTGTATCTGATAAAGGATTGTAAGTTCCGTTACCTAAAGGGAATAAATACAAAAACTTACGAACAATATTGTTACCTGTGCTTTCGTCTATATCTTCTTTTAGGAAAGAAAGTAACACAGGACTATCTTCTCCTGTTACTGTTAAATTAATACCAGATAATTTACTTTCAATAGTTTCGTTGACACCTACACTTGTAGTTACAATTTTAGCGACATTGTTTGTAGCGACGCTTTCCACAAATTGAGTTAACGCAGAAACTTTAAAGTTTTTAGTCTTATTTAGGTTATCACCATCAGTACCTATAACTATATCATTTTCAGTCACCAAATTGTCGGTAACATACGTCTCTATTCTCGCCATACTGTTTTTTTATTATTATTTACAAAGATACGAAGAATAAAAATTAGTTTAATTCATTGAAAAATGTATATTTGCTATATAATCTTAAATTTATAATAATGAAACACATTAAAGAAATTAACTTTGGAGATTATTCTCGAAGTGAATTAATGAAAGGTGTAGACATCGTTGCAGACGCTGTTTCCTCAACTATGGGAGCACAAGGTCGTAATGTAATCTATGAAACACAATTTGGTAAGCCGAAGTCAACTAAAGATGGTGTGACTGTTGCTAATCAGGTATTCTTAGAAAAACCACTTCAAAGTCTAGGTGCGGAACTAGTTAAAGAAGCTGCCGAAAAAACTGTAAATGAATGTGGTGATAGCACGACAAACACAACAGTATTAGCTCGTGAGATAATGAAATTATCGAACAACGAAGTTGATAAAGGAGCGCATCCTATCGAACTCAAAAGAGGCATCGAGTCTGCGACTCAAGAAATCCTAAGTATAATTAACAAAAAACGTGTTAAGTTAAAAAAGAAGGATTACTTCAATGTCGCTAACATTTCAGCTAACAATGACAGAGAGTTAGGTAAGGTTATTTCAGACGCTTTCAAAAAAGCAGGGAAGAACGGAGTAGTGCTTCACGATAAGTCAGCTACTAACGAGACACATATCAAGATGTCTGAAGGGATGCTTATTGAGAGAGGATTTTCTAATAAGACTATGATTACTGATACAGGTGCTGCAACAATGGAACTCGATAAGCCTTATCTATTCATTTGTGATAAACCGATAGATAATATCAATGAGATAATGTTCTTGTATGAGCATCTTCACGAATTAAAGAAGCAAGGTAAAAACGCGAGTGTTTTAATTATCGGAGAACTTAGTCAAAAGGTCGAAGAAATTATAAGTGTTAATCGTTATAAGCATAATGCTAATCTGTTCTATGTTAAAGCTCCTGCTCACGCAAGTAAGCGTACAGACTTTTTAGAGGATATTGCTATTGCTACAGGAGCTAAGATGATGCGTAAAGATTCGACAGACAGCTACGCTTCGTTAGGTGTCGGAATATTAGGTCAGTGTAAAAGTGTGAAGAGCACAGAAAGAGAAACTGTTCTTGACATATTCGAAGAAAGTTTTAGAGACGATATAGATGCTCAAATAAAGACCTTAGAGCAACTTAAATCTAAAGCGAGTAGTACAAGGCATAAATTACAGAAAAGCTTCTTAGAAGAGAGAATAGCTAAGTTATCGTGTTCTGTGGCAACTATTATGGTAGGTGCTAATAGTGAGGTTGAGTTAGACGAAAAGATAGATAGAGTTGACGATGCTGTGAATGCGTTGAGGTCTGCTGTCGAAGAAGGTATTTTGTTAGGTGGTGGCTTAGCTTTATTTAACGCTTCCTTTGAATTAAGTAGAGATTCTAAGAACACAGAAGACTTTAATAAGGGTTACTGCATTATTCAGGAATCTATCAGAAAGCCTTTTATACAAATATTAGATAATGCAGGGGTTAAAGATATCGAAGAGGTTGAATCTTCCGTGTTTACTTCTGAGTCTGAGTATTTAGGATATAATGTTTCTACTTTTGAATATTGTGATTTTTACAAAGAAGGAATTATAGACCCTCACAAAGCTATTAGATGTGCTTTACAAAACGCTTCATCTGTAGCTTCGACATTTTTATTAACTAACACAACTATATCAATAAAGAGAGATGAAAGCAATACTAAATAAAGTAGTAGTAGAACCTATTCACGCAGAGAATATCAATAAACTTGGGATTGAAGTTGGAAAACAAGAGTCTGAGAAGTTTGCTAAAGGAATCGTGAAGAGTGTCGGAGAAGATGTTGAAAACATCAAAGAAGGTGAAACTGCTTGGTACGATAAACATCGTGCATCAGATTTACTAATAAATGGAGAACGACTTGTCGTTATGGATAATTTTAATATCTTTGTAATAGAAGATTAGTTTTTTCATTGTTTTAGTTTTTTGGTTTTAAGAGGGCTGTTAATTCAGTCCTCTTTTTTATTTAATTCTTTTTTGATTTCTTTAGGCGTATTAATGGTTTCGTAGTTCGTTTTGTTATGCTCCTTCACAAATTCACTAAAACTTAGGTTGTTTAAATCGTCATAGTCTTCTTCCGTCTTTCTTTCGTTAAACTTACCACTATTCATTTGCTTTATCTTCTTAGCAAATCTTTTATCGACGTAAGACCTAGACTTTTCACGCATTAAAGGATTGTGCGTATTGTATTCGCTAAACTTATATCTAAGCATTAACTTATCATAAAACGCTCTTATAACGTTTTTAGTCTTTTTACTAAGTGTGTAAAGTTTTGTTTTAGTCCCTCTTCCTTTATGTTTCTTGGTAACTTCATATTTGACGATATACCCTTTTTCTAAATACTTATTCAATCTTCCAGAATCCCACGCTAACATCTCTTCGTAGTCTTTAAAATCTTGTCTAGTGAATGGTGGTTCGGAGTATAAAAAAAGAAAGAACTCTATCTCTCTGTCTTGCAAGTCTTTAAACTCTGTTCGCTTGTAGAAGTATTTAACGATTATAAAATACTTTAAGAAATCAAATTCTTTCTCAGTGGTATAGGTAATACTCTTTTTCCTACGCTTAGGTCTTTTAATGTTTTTCCTTACAATACTCGTGACAACATCTTTTGACCTAACGTTATAATTACCCTTTTCCTCTTTTTCGAGAAAGTCTTTAAATTCTGACATAGTATTTAATTAAATTAAAAATCGTGAATTGTGGAGATTATTTTTTTGAAGAGCCTTTTCCTCTAGCGTTTCTATCTCCTTTTGTATCAGAGCTACTACCTCTATTTGCTTTAATGCTTTTTCTTACAAGACCATTTTTAGTATGGCTCAAATCTGTCTTGCTTGTGTCAACCCCACGTTTCTTAGCAGCTCTTCTCTTCTTTTCAAGCTCAGACCTCTTTTTACGCTGTTCAGGTCTAGCATTTACTTTCTTAGAAATAGCGTTTTTTCTGTCTCTAGCCTTTTTATTTTTTCTAAAATATTTAGCAGAGTCTGAAAGTTGACTGTATGGTTTCTTTTTCGGAGCCAAACTATTTCTTTTTAAAGTTTCTCACTACTTTTCTTAAAGAATCTCTTTCCTTTGTTTTTCTGTAAAGACGTCTTTCTAAGTTATTTCTAACATCTTTAGGACTTCCTATAATGTTTTTATTAAAGTGTCCTTTAGGTTCGGAGTCTAGTTTTTTGATGTCTTGTCTAGTTTTTAAAACAGAAGCACCTGCTTTAGCCATTTGTTTTTTAGCTTTAGCTAGTTTACTAGAATTACCTTTAGTCTTTTTGACTTTCTTTTTATCTTTTTCGTTGCCGTACATAGTGTATATATTTAATACAAAGATACAAAATATCGGCTATAATATATTTAATAGTTTTTCTTCTGATATGTCTTTGTTAATAAAGTCAATCAAAGCTCTGTATTCGTCTGAATGTTTATGAAAGAAATAATCTCTTTCTATTCCGTCACTAAGAGTTACTATTACCTTACCATAATTAGTGAAATCTGTTTTGGTTTTTTCTACATAATCTTTTCTATTTAAAACCTCTCCATCTAATACAAACTTTTCTTTACGAGTTATTTTTATCATATTATCTTAATTTTATCTCTTCTACCTTTACATAATTATTATGGTTAAAATAAAAACTAATCAACACTACAATAATAATCTATTAAGGAGTATATTATAACTGTACTAATTGCAGACAATAATGTAACCCAAATAGAAGTCCAAATATTAAAAATCACCCATATAAATACAAAAAGAGCTATAGAAAGCACAGGGATTACTTTTAACTCTTCTGGTAATTTTTTTAAAATTTTCATATTCTCATTTACTTGTCGGAGGTTCGTAATAATAAATCTCCAGTTTCTTTGTCTAAGCTTTTAACAGCTTTATAAATAATACGACTCATTGTGTATATTTCTTTCTTTTCGTCTTTAGATGTCTCTAAACCTATTTCAGCGTGATTAGCCTTATCTAGCTCTAAAAGACTATCTATTCTTTCTTTGACAGTTCGTGAAGTGTCCTCTGCGATTGACGAAACTAAATTGTTTATTTCCATATTTCTATTTATTTAATTTATAAGCTGTTATTAAAACTATTAATGCAACAATAATATAAACTATTGCAGTAGGCTCTATATTCATAGGAATTAAATCCTGACAAGCCTCACAATAATCACACTTTTTAGGTTGACAAGCCGAAGCTATACAACCATTACAATTATTCGGTGGTGGTGGCGGTATCTGTTTCATTTTTCAAATCTAATACATTTTCTTGTTTTTCGACCATACCAAATGAATAAATAATCATCTGAAGAGTTATCTATATTTAGTCTAAATAAATATTGACAATACACGATTGCCAAAGCTATAATTAATAGTATAAGCATAATATTTGTTTTGGAGAGACTACTAAGTCTGTCATTGATTTATTAAATATAGTATGTTCGCCTTGAATGTCTATAAACTCTTCGATGTCTGAGTCTAAGATTTTACCAACAAACATATTTTGTTCGAAGTCATAAATAGACTCCATTAAGACAAACCCTTCTTCGTCTTGGTAGATATGTAACTTGTTTTTTGAATATAAATCTATCATTATACGTTTATGTTTTTAAGTGCCTTTTGAATATCTTCGTCAATCCAAAGATTATGTATTACGTGTATATTTATACCTGTTTCATTTATGATATCTTTTTTCTTTAAAATACCTTTATTAAAACATTCGATTAATGATTTTTTTCTTGATTTTCTAAGTTGTTGTGCTGAAGTCATATTATTTCTTTTTAATTATGCAAATATAAGTAAAAATTATTTAACACACATTGTTTTTATGATGTTTGTTTTTTGTATATTTGTAAAAATTAATAATTATGAAAGAAGATTTAAAAATTATACACGATTTAGCTAAAAAATATAAAATAACAATATACAAGGAGTATATAAAAGAAAACCAAGAGTACGACAATGTTTATATACCTGTTTTTAGATTGAAAAATGTGTGTGATGATAATTATCTTAAAAATGTTTTAAATATTAACCTAAATCAAAATGAAATCTTAGCTGCGAGGATCTATAAGGAAAAATTCAATGTCATTGACGCAAAGCCTTTCTTTTTTAGGTATTCTAAGAGAAATGGAACTTCTAACGACTTGTCTAAGATAATAAACAATAACAAGAAAGCTATATCAAAATTAGTTTTAATGACTTCTTTTTTGAATAAAGACAAAAGTGATGATGTTTTTGATAAATATTTCAATACTGTATGTGATTTACTTTATGATTTTAATGGCTATGAAATAGATAGAGAGATGTTGGCTGACCTTACTATAAAAGGGAGGAATATGTCAGAAAAAGATATAGTGTTTCAACAGAAAAAGTTTAAATTTGTAAATGGTTTTGACAAAGCACCTAAAAAAGTAAAAATGAAAATAGTTAATCAAGGATTATACTGGGATGATTATGACGAAATACATTCTAGAATAAAGAAAGCAATATATTATCTTTTAGAAACAGATGAGTTTATTCACTCTGGAAATATATCTAAAATAGCAAAAGTAAAAACAAAAGATGCTATGAAATATAGAAGCGTATTTAAAGATTTAATAGATGCTCACAATAAATCAAAATACGAAACTGATAACTACAAGAAATATATTAACAACGCTACTAAGAAAATAATAAATTCTACTATTGCTGAACTTGAAAGAGAAGGTAAAAAAACTACTAATGTAAACATTGCTAAGAAATCTAATCTTCATATTAATACCGTATCTAAAAATAGATGTAGATTGTAAAAAAAACACACGGACTTATACCCTCTATAATATAAATATAATAAGGGTCATAGTTGATGTGTGAAAATTCTCAAACAGTTCACGAAATGTCCCAAGCTACAAAATGTAAAATTTTGCAGGAGAAGATTTTTGTTTTGATTAGGTTTAGAAAAAGCTCTGTATATGAGTTAGGTTTTAATAAGTTTAGTATATGAGTTAGGTTATACCCCAATACACATCAACCCTCACCCTTCCGAAAATCATTTCAAATCGCATAGGGGGGATCTTACATTTTGCACTTCATTTTGAAACTTTTTAACCCTTTAACCTATCTTTTTATTGATATAGTCCAAACTTATAACCAATATTACTTTGATAAGGTTTGTTTATTTGTTGTTTGTGGTTGGTTTGTTGTTGTTGTTATCCCCTCACTTTAATAACCTACTTTATTTAATTGGTTTAAATTGTTTTGATGTTTACAGTTCGTGAATTGTGATCTATTATTTAAGGGGCTTTAAAGGTGGTTTAAACGGTCCTTATATATATGTATGTCTTTTGTAATTGTGAATAGTTGAATAATAGTGTTAATTGTTAAAATTATGTTAAACTAATTTAATTGTATTGTGTAACTAAATTGTTGACTTATATTTGTCCATGTAAACAAATTATTAATATTAAAACATTTGAATTATGTCAAAGTATGTAACCTATTTAACTAGCAATGAAGTTGATGATGTCTTTAAATTTAACAACGGTATGCACATACGTTTCCCTAAAATTATGAATATGTCTGAAAAGGATGTTTAAAATTGGTACTCAAAAAATCAAACAATTTAATAAATAATAACCTTTAAAACTAAAACTATGGAAACTTTAAAAATGCCATTAAGTCAAGCAAAACAAAACACAAAACAAGCTAACAAGTCAGAAAAACAAAAGCTTAAAAAGATTAACGATCAATTAAAGCAAAGTAAATTAACTATAAAAAATAATTGGTTAGAAGATACGCAAAGTGTATCGGCGCTGGTTAAATATGTTAGAAAAAATACTGAGATTGTTAAGCCATTAATCGACGCAATAAATAAAAAATATGATGTTAATTTCAACGTTGGTAGCCTTAACGCTTCTGTTTTAAAGTTCGGTTACTTACATGAATTAAACCAAGTCAATTTAGATGGCGAAATCATTAAGCCTAAAAAATACTTTAATATTTCGTTCATGCTAAAATGTTTAGAACGTAAAGCAAAATTTGACTCAGACCTAGACAAATTTGCACCAGTAAGTAAAAAAGCAACTGAAAAAAATCTCTTAAGAAAATACTCGAATATTATACATAAAACGAGTTTAATTTTTGGGGATGATGTTCACACTTTTGTTGATCAACTAATTGACCAGGATAAAACAATGCAGCAAATAGTTAACCGAGTTAAAACAGAATTTAAAACCCCACAATTAAACAAATAAACCAACATTTTAGGCTTAATCAATAGCTTTAAAGCGTATTGCGTAGGTTCGCGACCTGTTAAGCCTCAATAAATTATAAAAGTTTAACATCACGTTAACAATTTAACTGAAATACTTTTGTAATTTTACCAAAACAAAACAAGATCTTTGAATTTTTAGATAGTTATAATTTTAAGTTACTTTAAAACGGTATTCAAGGCACGGCATGACCCTACTTTTTTACCAGGTTAATACAAAATTTGTTTTTTGTTTATACCTTAAAGCCTTAAGCGTTAACTATACTAATTTGCCTACACTATACACAAATAAAAAATATTAATATAGCTTTTTAAATTGCTTTATTACTTACTAGGATAAAGATTTTAAAGTACTTTTTAGGCTTTAATTATTTAATAAGCATTATTATATTAATAGATTTTACTTGTTGAATTGTAGGAGCTTGCATTATTATTTTGGCGGCTAAAATAGTCAAGCGTCGTTTGTTAGCGGCGTAATGCGTAGACCTTGTAGGCCAGGGCGGATCCGAATTTATATTTTATATATTATAAACTAGGTAATAGGTTTACATGATCCTAAAGACAAACAAAGTCTTGAAAAATATTAACAGGTGCAAGTTATTGAGTTAGCTTGCATCATCTATTTTAAAACAAATACTAACTTTTAAAAAAAATAAAAATGGAAAATCTAAAAAAACAATATCGCAAAAAATATGGTTATTCACCATCTGATAATGAAATTTTAAATCTTTATTTTCAAGGTAACTTAAACCTAACAAACAAGCAGGAAAATGAAATAATAAAACATTTTAATCTTTAAAAATAAAAAACATGAGTGAGTTAATAGACAAAATAAATCAAAAAATAGACTTGGGTGGTTTAATATCTAGAGGTAGATATTATAAAAGATTTTGTGATGACAAAAATTATGTAGATTTTTATCATAACTACAAACCAAACGAAAAAAAATTAAGAGAAAATTACATAGACTTAATAAAATACTTTTTAGAAGACAAAGAGTTAACTAAAAATATTGAGAGTTATCTAAAGTATAAAGAACCTTATTTTAAAGAGCAAAGAAAAAAAACAACAAACAATATGTACACTTATATTGTTGTAGATGAATTGCTAACAATTATAAGAAAATTCAAATCTAAACAGATAGATAAAAACCTAAACTTTTGTAACTAAAATACACTAAACAAGTTACAAAAAACAACAACTTTAAAACTAAAATTATGCATAATTCAGAAGTAAGCAAAAAAGCATTTTACAAATTGTTTGACAGCTCAGACGATTTACAATTAACAGAAAATAAAGAAACTTATATAATGGAGAGTTATTATAATGTTGACTTAGACGTGAGCGGAGAGGCTATTTATAACCATGTCAGCTCAGTATGGCAATATTATATCGTAGATATTAACCTTTAAAACATTTAAGTTATGAAAGTAGAATTTTATAAAATAGCAACTCACAAAGGAATTGATAAACAAGGTATTGAAAGCCCATTTAAAGAATATATTTATAATATTAGATTGGTAGGTAAAGACTATTTTAATAAGCCATATGAGTCCGATTTTTATCAATATTGTACAGTACAAAAAAACGCAAAAGACGCTAAAAAAGATATTGAACAAAGATTAATTAATAACGGCGTATTTGATGCTGCACTTGATGGCCAGGATATAAACCATTTAATGTAAAAAAAATATTAACTTTAAAACCTTAGACAAATGACAATTTACGATTTCAACCAGTATGATAATGACGTTGTAGAATATTTCAGAGAAAATTATCCTGACTGGGATAATGTTAAAAAACAAGACTTGCAAATTTGCTGCAATGGTACTCTTTTTGTGGGTAATACAGAATTTAAAACACCTATCAAACTCAGTGATTACGAAATTTAAAACCTAAAACAAAATGGAAATAACAAAATGCACACATGTAACAGCTACAGAAAAGAAACATTTAAAAGCATTTTTAAATAGCGGAAAAACAGACGCAAAAATAAATAGAAAATTTTATTCTATTATCTCAGGAACACCTCAAGCAGATAAATTTCTATATAAAATTAGAATAACCACACCAATGAAGGATGATTATGGCAATAAGAAATTAGACACGCAAACAATAGAAGTTTTAAATTAAAAACATAAAACAAATGAAAATGAATACTGAAAAAATAATTTACAATAATTTAAGCATAAGAAAAATCATATATCGTTTACCTATAAACATGAGTAAAATACATAAAAAAAGATACATAAATAATTGCATTGAAGTTTATAAAAATGAATCTAAAAATTTTAATTTAGACTTATGTCAATCATTAAGAAACGAGAATTTTAATTTAATTAAAAATTATTTATATAATAAATAAAAACCTAAAACAATGAGCAAACGAAAAAGAATAATAAAGACATTTAAAAGCCACAATAATAAAATGATGGCTTTGACAAAAAAAATAAACGACCGACGCAAATTGCTAACAAAACAAGAGCAAGTAAAGTTTAATATAAAACTAGAGTTTAAACACCCTGAAATATTTTCGTAATGAAACCAGAAGAAAAAGATTTATTTTTTAATCAAGAACAATTACCTCAAAACGTAAAGCAAATAGTTTTCGAAATGAGTGAAGTAGAAATTAACGAGGGATTTGATTATAAAAAATGTAACAAATATCAATCACAACTAGAAAAACTAGGCTACACTTTTGACTATGAACTAGACGCAACGCCTTACAATTTACAAAAAATAAAACAATGAAACCAGTAACAAAAACACTTAACACAGGTTTAAAAGTAACACAAACCTACTGCAAGAAGAAACAAACCGTAATAATAACCGTAAATAAATAAACAAATGGAAACTTTTTTAAACACACTACACACAGACATAGACTTAACTTACATCTATAATCAAGACATGACCTTCGAAGAGTTTGAAGAGGCTGTCACAGAATACATAAGAGGTGAAGAAATTATATATTATTATAAAGCTATGGAGTTATTGCAAGAGCACGACCCAAGCCTTAATCATAGCTTAGAATTAGCCAACGAATTAGGTTACACAACGGACAATATAAATAGTGAATTGTTAGCAACCTTATTATATCAAGACATATTACAAGATGAATGGTTTGAAATAAGAGACGAAGTACAAGAAAAGTTTGAAGAACTTGAAGAAGAAGAACTAAACGAAACATTTTAAAAGACAAGACAATGAAAACATTTGAATTACAACCACTAAAAAGAAAATCCTTTTATGGCAAAGCTCAAGTATTACAAACGCCTGAAGGACATTTATACTTAGACAGCTACAACACTAGAGTAGCAACCTACACAAAGGAAGGACATTTCGAGGTAACAAAAGACGAAAGCCTTTTAACTAATACAACACTTCGACATATAAGAGCTTTTCAGAACTATGTAGGACTAAAACCACAAACAAAACAAGAACTTTTAAAATCTTAGACAAATGACAATACAATTAGCAAAAACAAACAAAGAAACAATAGGAGTTTATAGAGACCACTCCGAAAAAATAGGACATATAAAGCCTAGCGATGTTGCTCAGGCTTTTGATTGGAATGGTGCAGACGTACTCAACTTCTTTGCCGAAACATTAGTTGAATGTAACTACCATACAGAAGCTATACAAATAAAAGAAATGATAAAGTTAAATAACAAAACACAATTTGATTTTAGACCATCACTTTAAACTTAAACATTTTAACATAAACTAAAAACCTAGACAAATGAAAAAATTATTTTTAATCTCAGTAATATTAATTACTGCAATCGCAAAAGGACAAACACAAACCAACAGACTAGATTTAATCTTACTACAAGATATTAAACTAGCTATGCAAGGACACGAAAAAACTAGTAAAGATAGTTTTACTACAGATATTAGACTTTCTGCAAGGCTAAACAGTACACAAAATTACACAGGTCATTGGTTCTTAGCTCCAGAGATAGAATACGCAGATCTCAACATTAGATTTATTAGATATAGCGCAAACATAGGTTATAAGTTTAATAGATTTCATGATGAAATATCTTTAAGTATATCAGGTGGTTATGGTTTAATTGATAGAGAGGGACAAGCTTATCAATCAATAGGTATAGATGTTTTCTTAGAATACGAAATAACTAAACGATTATCTTTAACATTAAATAACCAAACACTAGAGAGAAAAGATGTTAAGAGTAAAGACATTGTTAATTCTTTTTTCTTAGGTGTAAACATTAAACTATTCAATTAATAATTAAATCTTAGACAAATGGCAATTTTAGAATTAAACAAAGAACAATTAAACAACTACTTAGAGAAATTAGTATTAACAAGATTCGAATATCTACATAACTTAGAAAGTTTTATATCTGAAGATATAGGTCTAAGTATAAAGTTACAAAGAAAAGAAGCAGACCTTGACACTTTAAGTGACTTTTGCTTAATAGGTAATATTAATATAAATGGTGCTGACTTAGCTTTTATAGATATATACTACTTGATAGATAATAAATTAAACTATTTAATTACAGAAGTAAACGTAGAATATACTTAAATCTTAGACAAATGAAATTAGACTATTCAAAAATCGAAAATGTAGAAGTAGACGGAATAAATGGTTGGGATTATCCTGACTTTTCAGACGCATACATAGCAAGTGCTGACTACAACGGCAGAGGAATGACCGAAGAAGAGTTAAACATTATTAACGAAGACTCTCAGTTTGTTTTTGAGCAAGTAGAAAGCCATCTATTTTAGTATGCAAGACAATAAAAAGTTTAGGTTAGCAGTAGCAATAATATACTTAACTGTGTTTTTATTGTTACTGTCTATAACCTTATCGCAATTCAAGCTAACATCTAATATCAACATAACAATGTTATTAGGTTCTCTGACAATAATATCATTTATCCTTTTTAGGAAAGCAGTATATCAATATTTAAACAAAGATTAATTATGGATTTAGACGTAACACATAATATTAAAATATGCGACTTCAAGCATATTAATGAAGCCATCTATGAAATAGAGATAGGCGAGACAATTCACGATTGTAGAAAATTTACAGGCTTCGTCAATAATCAAAAAGTAAGAGGTTTAATAACTAAAGACAATAAAAAATTACACTCAATAACTTATGAGCAGTCATATAGATAACGTACTAAGACTCGTTAATAAAACAAAATCAAAAATAAAAGTTGATAGTAATAAACGCTTACAATGGAAGTTATCAGCGTATAAAGTTTTACTTGAATTAACGACGTGGGACATAAAGTGTGAAGAGCTTAACTATTTACTTGACGGAGACTTCGACAATTTACACGAAGCAAAAACAATATCAATAGGTAAGATAAGTTACACAGATTCAGTGTTATATTTCAAAACATTCTTGTATGAAGGAGAACTTTTCGTTATATTTACCACCTCAAGAAATGATTTAGGTGTGATATTTAAACCAAATAGCGATAAATATTATAACCTGCCTTTGGTTTACTGTTTAGTAGATGACAAAGTTTACGATAATATATACGACTTTGAACACATTACAGATCACAAAGGAAACAATATAGATATTAAAAACTCAAAACTAATTATTACAGACTTTACTTATGGATAGAGACGAATATTTCGAAGAAGAATACAGAAATAAAGAACAAGACCTTAGACTTAAAGAAATGGAATTAGAAGAGCAAATGTACTTTCACGAATTTAAAAACGAAGGCAATTTCTTTGGAAGACAAAAGTTCACTAAAAAATACTAAAAAATGGAACTATTTAAGAACACAATTAAACAGGCGATCGAGAAGTACGACTTTACCAATCAAATTGAGCATTACGACCAGAAAATATTTGAGTTAAGCATCGGTGATATGCCAATGGAAATCTTAAACGAATCTGTAGGTAACGACACGCTTATTTTGGAGTTGATATTTGACTTCAGAGGAGAAATAGAGGGCGATGATGTTAGGGTTTGTGAAGACTTATATTTAAGAGCTGTTAGCCTGTTTTTATTTAACAATGGCGAAGAGCTTAAATTTGACACTGACTTGTTTTATGATGATGTCAAAGATTCTTTAATTCAATCTATGAATGATTTTGTAATGTGGCAATAAAAAATAAAAAAATGACAGAAGCAGATAAAATATTAAATAAGCATTTAACTGATAATGAAGCTAAATATATAGCTGATAAAAGATTTCTTTACGACAGTTTGATAAACGCAATAAATGAAGCATTAGCTACATCTCGTGTTAGCAGTAGCTTATTAGAAATAACACTTGAAGAATGGGAACACACTTGTGACGATGGCTGCTGTTATTCTTACGGTGAAGATATATATCTAAATGGTGAGAAATTAGACGAGCAAAATGCTGAAGATAGTAGGAATGCATTAACAGCAGTACTTACAAGGTTAGGTTATGACGTTGAAATAAATTACCGCTAACTGGTGGCGTATAAGATTTGCGCCTTTTCAGCCGAGTAAGTTCAGCGTAAATTTTATGCGCTGTTATGCACTGGCACGGATTAATAAATAATAACTTAAATTCAACTTAATAAAATGAAAAAGCCTACAACAGAGTGTTCAATTTCGGTACAAAAAAAATCAGAAATAACTCGTGTATTTTTAGAAAGTCAAGGATGGAAATTGATTGAAGAAAAACCACTATTTGAATCTTTTGAGCATACTAAAAATCCTTACTTAAAATGCTCTATTGGATTGTACGGTGGTTTTTCTGTAGTAGAATTACACTGGTGCAACAAAACGCCTGAAAGAGAATTTTCGACAATCAATAACGAACTAACTATTAATGATTATCACACAATCATTCGCCTGTTAAATGTACGGGTGTAGTGCTTGTGCATAACATTCCAGTGCTATGAAAAGTGCCTTTAGGGAATAAGTGATTAGCATTTTTTATAGCACGTGTTAGCTGACGAAGTGAACAGTAAAATATTAATGGATTAAAAAAAGAATTATGAAAAATTGGACTGGAAATAAAAACAGTATTTATAAAACTTTAGGTTCGAGTAACCACACAGAAAAAAGCCGTGAGCAACATGACTATTATGCAACCGACCCAAAAGCAGCCGAATTACTTTTGGAATTAGAAAGCTTTGAAAATGTATTAGAGCCTTCTTGTGGTGAGGGACATTTAAGTAAAGTTTTTGTTGATGCAGGAATTAATGTTACAAGTAGCGACTTAATTGATAGAAATTACGGAACTCAAAAAAGTTTTTTTGACTACGAAAAATGGAATGGCGATATAGTTACAAACCCACCTTACAAATATGGGCTTGAATTTGTAGAACACGCTTTGAAAATAATACCTAATGGAAATAAAGTTGCGATGTTTTTAAAACTGCAATTTCTTGAAGGTAAGAAACGAAAAAAACTTTTTGTAGATAAACCACCTAAAAAACTTTACGTATCTAGTAGTAGGCTGCTTTGTGCAAAAAACGCTGATTTTGAAGGTATGCGAAAAGGTGGCGGTAGTGCCGTTGCTTACGGCTGGTTTGTTTGGCAAAAAGGTTTTAAAGGACTTTCGCAAATAGAATGGTTTAATTAATATTTTATTGCAGGCTAACGTAAAAGTATAACAGTAGTAACGGAAATATTAATAACTAAATTTTTTAAATATGAAAGCAAAACTAATATATAATGGTGAAGAAACTGCAGAAACACAAGAAGTTGATTTACCACAAATACCAAGGGTAGGCGACGGTTTTTGTGTTTTAATAGACAATGTAGAAAAGCGAGTATTTGCTTCTTGTGTGGTGGAAAGCATAGACTGGTGGATTGAAAATGGTAAACTGCGAAATGTAGAAATTTATTTAAAAGACGAAGAATAGTTATTACTGTTATGCATTGTTATATATCTGGTGGTGGCTAGTAAGACCTTAGCGGATGATGAATGCACTTGATGCGATTCTGGTTTGGCGAAAATATGGGTTTATTAACCTGTGCCACCACTTGTATATAACTGGTGGCGTATAAAATAAGCCAGCGCAACACTGGTTAATTCGGCTTGTTTTATGCGCTGTTGTAAAGCGTTTTTCAATTCAAATTTTTTAAATTCAAATATTAATCAATTAAATAAAATAAAAATGAAAAAATTATTAAAATCATTAGACAAAAAAATATCAGTTAGACAAGCTGGTACAGGAACAATTTATGTTTCTTTTGACGGTAAAAAAATAAGAATTGCTAATCATGAACCTAATAGATCAATGAAAAGACAAAGAGGTTCAGCAGATCTTGAAATCTACACTCACGATTTAGTAGGTAAAGAAATAAATTCTAAGTATGATGTTGTAGAAAAAGTAGCAGATTTTTTAAATATTGAAATTAAAGGACCTACAAAGTCAGCTATTACACGTTTTAGAAATAAAGAATTAGAAAAATCAAAAAAACTTGCTAGAATAGAAATTGAAAATGAAAAGGAAATGAAAGAAATACAAGATCGAATTAAAAAGTTTTATTCTAAAATAAAAAAGCTGACTAAAGGCAAAGAAAAAGAACTTAAACAATTATATGCTGAAGCTGAAAAATATGGCGATTTAGGCTCTAATGGATCAAAAAGAAGAAAAAGACGTACATCATATTTTAAAAGAGAATTCAAAAATAGGTTTGGAATAGAAGCAACGCCTTCAGATGTTAAAAATGCAATTAATTCTTAATGCTTTACAACACGTAATAACAACACATAAACACTTAAACCCTTATGAATACTACAAAACAAAAAAATAAAGAGTTTGAAAATGAACTATTTTATGATAGTTTCAAAACAAAAAAGTTAAGAAGTGAACTATCAAAGGAAGCTAAGACTGCTATTGAAATCAGGAAAGAAAACACAACTCAAAAAGATGTAGCCGATACCTTAGAAATACCACTAACAAAGATTAAACAAGTTGAGAATGGCACTTGCAAAGATATAGATGCTATTCTTAATTACATAGGTTATCTCAATTACAAATCAATAATAATTATTAACTGATTTTTAAAAAAAAGAGAGGCGTTTAAACCTCTCTTTAAATATTTATTTTAACTTAGTCTTCAGAAACTTAGCCAACTTTTGACCTTCTTTGGTTTTCATATAAGACTTTAAAGTTTCTTCGACATCACTGTTAAAAGGAACTTCTAAAACTAAATCTTCACCTGCATAAATTTTATCAGACTTCTTAGTTAACAGTCCGTGAGACAAGGCATCACTAGCTAAAGCTAACAAACTTAAATCTTCGTCATTAGCTAATTCAATTATAGTCTCAGGGTCTTTCTTAGCTTCAACTAATAAATCTCTTTTAAGTTCTGTCGATGTAAGTTTCTTAGACTTACCTCCGAATACAGCTAAACCTAATGCGGATAATTCATCTGTAGAACAATCGAAGATACATTTCTTAGCGTTAAATTCTAACTCTTCACGATCAAACTCTTCCGAAGCTTTTGCTTCAGGGTCAAACTCTTCAAACAACAATCCGTTGTGAGGATGCTTAGACAAGAACTCTTGAAGAACCATGTTGGTTTTCGGAACTTTTAAAACTCCGTCAATCATAGCAACACGACCTAATATAGACTCGCCTTGTTGCTCATCCATAAAAATTGATTGTTGATTAGTACAATAGCGAAGACTTCTAGGATTACCTTTACTGTCAACCCATTGCAAAGGATTGTTTTGAGTGTGTGCTGTTCTAATTGTTAAGGAAGCACTTCTTTTCCCTTTCTGAACGTATGTGCGATCTTTACGCTCTACGCTCGTTTTCTTTTTTACTGGCATAATTAATTTAATTTATTTAATATAAATACAAAGATACAAAATAATGAAAACAAAAATCAGAACACCAGAGCAACAAAAGATTGCTCAATTAAATCAACAAAACGTAATAATTAAAAACGAAAACAAAAAACTAATAAAAATTGCACTTCACTATAAGCATAAATCAGAAAAATTGCATAACGAGTTAATCAAATATAAATCTATAAGTGGTTTTTATAAGTTTTTTAACATAAAATCTTGGTTTAACAAGTATAAATAATTATTTTTGTAATCAATTAAATACATATATATATGCAAATTTTAAATTTTAGTATCAATTTAGACAAGATTGACAAAAGTAAAATCGTGAAAGGTCAAAAAGGTAAGTATTACAATATTACTGCCTTTGTATCTGACGAGGAAGATCAATTCGGAAACAACGTTTCTGTAATTACATCTCAAACTAAAGAAGAGAGAGAGGCTAAAGAAGAGAGAACTTACTTAGGTAATGGTAAGGTGGCTTACGATTCTAACGGAGGAGGCCCTACTTCTAATGATTCAAACTCTTCAAACGAGGAAGATGAAGATGATGATTTACCTTTTTAGTCAAAGAGAAACAACAACTAAGGAGGTGTAATAGCCTCCTTTTTTATTAATCTTTAAAACAAATAACAATGGCAAAAGAAAAAATGAATCTTAGACAAAAATTATCAGCTATACAAAATGAGCTGAAAGCACCTAAAAATCAAAGAAACAATTTCGGGAAGTACAACTATCGTTCAGCAGAAGATATATTAGAGGCTGCTAAACCTTTGTGCTACAAATACAATACGTGCTTAGTAGTTAGTGATGAGTTAGTTAATATAGGCGAAAGGTATTATATAAACGCAGAAGCTGTTCTTTTCGATAATGAATCTGATAACACTATTTCTGCCAATGGATATGCCAGAGAGGAAGAAAATAAGAAGGGTATGGACGGTAGCCAAATAACAGGTGCTTCGTCATCGTACTCACGAAAATACGCTCTTAATGGTCTGTTTAATATTGACGACACTAAAGATAGTGATGCGACAAATGACGGTAGTAAAGAAGTAAAGAAGCCTTCGAGTAAACCAAAACAAAAGACAGCTACAGAAGATGATAAAAAACAGAAGTTAATCAAGGCTTTCTCAGACAATAAAGAAAAGACCATATCGGCTATGAAGTCTAAAGGTCAGAAGTTGTCAAGAGCTCAAGCTAACGTCTTAGTTTCGGAAAATATTGTAACTAAAGAAGAGATTGCTGATGTGGTCAAGTAAGAATATAAGAGGTTTGTTCTGTATAATAGAACTACTACTTACGGCAGTTAGCGTAACTATCGGAATGATAGGAATAATATTAAGTTCGAAATCCTTGCTAATCATTGCAGGGATTTCTTTTTTAACTTCATTATTAATAAACACTATAATTAAAAGATATGACGAAAGACAAGAAAGAGTACAACGTGAGAGAAAAGTTAAACAATGGTAGAAAATATGTTCACGTTAAAATAGAATATAATGGCGAAACTTACCTTGATAAAGGTTTTAAAACAGTAGAGGAAGCGACTAAAATTGCAGATATTACTATTCTTAAAAACATGTTACCTTATGAAACGAAGAGATTTAAACCTGTAAACAAAAACAAGTAGTAAAGTATTACTTTACAACTGAAATCAAGTTATTAAGTATTACTTAAATACTGAAATTATGATATATTGGATAAGCAAAGAAAAAGTTAGTGAAACAAAAGAAAATCTTTGGCACGTTTGGGAGTCAGGCATAACTCATTCAAAATGCATAGATGCTTTTAAAGACGAGTCTTGTGCAGAAGACTATTGTAAATTTTTAAACGAAAATGCAATAAGTAAAGCCTTAGTGTAAATAAGTAAATATAGAAAAAACTTAAAACAATGGATAGATTAGTATTAATAGATTGTGATGGTCTTCTGTACAAGAACATAGAGGACTTAGACGAATACAAAGATAGGATTGACGAAACAATATCAGCTATTATAAACAAGGTAAACGCTACGCATTACAAATGTTTCTTAGAAGTTAGAGGTAATCAAACTTTCAGAAAGGTTATGTATAATGACTACAAGGCAAAAAGACCAAGTAGAAATTATCATAATAAAGAAGAGATTAGAGAGTATTTAATGGAGTGTTATGACCCTTATATCAGTGCAGGTGTTGAATCAGATGATAGTATCATATCTACATATAAGTATGTTTCTGAAGAGCATCCCTTTACAGATTGCTATGTTGCAGGAAACGATAAAGACTATCTTACACATCCTATAAAATATATAGACTTATATCATGGTCGTTGGCTTTTGACAGAGAATATAAGTGAAGAAGATGCTAAATACAACTTCGTTTATCAAATGCTTCGAGGAGATGTTTCTGATAATGTTCCTGGACTAAAGGGAATAGGAGACGCTAAAGCTAAAACTTTATTAAAAGATTTACCTGTTAATAATTTCAGTTATAAACGTTTATTGTTATCTTTGTATAAGAAGCAATATAAAAGCTATTTAAGAGCTAAAAAAGAGATTGAGGTAAGTTATAACCTTTTACGAATTAGAAACAATGTAAGGTTCTGCAAATCCTTCAACGAAGTAGTTTTCGAAGATTAGCTTTTAAAGTTTAAGTTATGAGAAGAAGAAATAATAAATATGTTAATGTTTCAACTAACAAAAAAGACTTAACCTATAAAGGTGTTAAGTATAAGTCAAGACTTGAAAAAGAAATGGCTAAAATGTTGGATGAAGCAGGTCTTCCTCTTAACTACGAAACGAGAACTTTTGTCATCTTTAAAAAAGAAAATGATAGCATAGGCAGTATAAGAAAAACTGTTAAAAATACAGGAGATTATAAGCTTAGAGACACTAAACTAAACTCTTTGAAATATACTCCTGACTTTATTGATGATGACTTAAAACAAAACAACGCATTTATAATCGAAACAAAAGGTAGACCAGACACTGCTTTTATGTTGAGATTTAAACTCTTCCAAAGATATTGTAATAAATATTATCCGAAGATTAAAATATATATGCCAAGAAACTTAAAACAATGCCGAGAAACTATTAAATTAATACTTAATAATAGAGAAAATGAAGAGTAAAACTCAGCAAGGCAAAGTTAAAATGAGAATGCTTCACGAAGAAAGAGTGGAGTTAATCAATGGTCTTTTTGGCAACATCAATGATTTAGTATCAGATCTTTATGAAAAGCTATTTGATATGGAAGATATTGACAAGACTAAGGAAGAACTGATAACAATAATTAAAAAAACAAAACTAAATGACTTTAAAGCAGATTAGAGAAACAGTTGACAAGACTTTAAGTAAGTACGATTTTAAAGATATTGAGAAAGACAGAATATTTGTTCTTGTTGCAAGAGATAGAAAACCTAATGTAACAATGAAAGATTTGGAGGAGTTTGGTATTAACAGTAATAACTTTTCAGTCCATTACAAGAAAGCTAAGATACTTTGTCGAAACAATTCAGAATATAACAGAGCAGTCCAGGAAGTACTGACTAAGTATGACAATATCCCTATTGTTGATAGTAAGTCAATTTCAGGAATGATTGATAAGGTTCGTGAATTTCGGAAAGCATTTGAATTAAAGATTAAAGATAAGCCATCTCTAATCACTAAAAGTGAGTATGATTTACATTACAAACTTCTCAAAGAAGAGATGAATGAATATTTTGACGCTTGTGAAGAAGGAGATAAGGTTGAGGTTTTAGATGCTCAGGTTGATATTTTATATATCCTTTTAGGAAGTGTTCTTCATCACGGAATGGATAAGGTGTTTGAGAAGGCTTTTAACGAGGTTCACGCAAGTAATATGTCTAAGCTTCAAGACGGAGAAGTTTTGAAGAGAGAAGACGGTAAAGTGCTTAAAGGAGACAAATATTTCAAACCTAACTTAGAAGATTTGGTATAATGTGGATATCTAAAGGAATAGACGACGAAAGTTTCTATTATTTGTTTGACGGAAATGGTAATGAGTTTCAGTTTCAGATATTAGGTGATAAGATTATTCACGAAAAATATATATCTCCAAAATACAAATCACACATATCTAAAATGACAGGAATAAATTTTGATGACATAAAAAAATTGTAGATTACAACAATTATATATATCTTTACAAAAATTAAATTCAAATATTATGAGCAAAAAATCAATTAAAATAACAAAAGATTTAATGTCCTTTACTCTAGGAGTTCTATTGATTACATTCCCTGAGAAAGTGACAGATGGTGTTATTATTGCTATTGGAATACTATTTATAATTAGTAGCCTAAAACCATTCATCCAGTTTTTAGAAGCTAAAATTGAATATGAAATCAAGAAAATAGATAATGATTTAACTTAAATGAAATAATTTTATTATCTTTGTACATATATAGAAGTAGGTGCATTGCTTTTATTATATAAAAAATTTTTAATAGCTTTTGCTTAGTAGGTATGCACCACTGAACGGCAAGAGCTTTTTTTATACCAATACCTTATGTATGTATACCTTATGAAATGTTCTATTTATTATAAAATAGGATATTCAAAAAATCCAAAAAACAGACTAAAAACTGTAAAAACACACAATCCTTTAGATGTTAAACTTCTCGCGACGTTAAAAACTAAAAAAAGTAGGAGTTTAGAAAAAGAACTTCACAATTTGTTTTTGCCGAAAAACTCAAGGAGAGAATGGTTTGAGTTGCATTATCAAGATTTATTAAAGTTGAAGATTGATTATGGATTTAATTTTCTTGAACCAATAGAATACATTACCGACGACTACAAAGAAGACGAATATACTTTAGGTAAGATAAAGGAGATAAGAATTGATAACGCTAAATTAGACGCTCTTAAAACATATTTCGAGAATTTATTCGAAACGGAAATAGTCGATAACATACCTATGAAAAAATGTTCTTTGAACTTTGATTCAGAGTTAATAATAAAAGCTATTGATAATCTTTTTGAACAAGGTAAGGATGCTGATACCTGTTATAAACTTATATACACGGTTTGCTGCAATCTTCAGGAATCAAAAGAAAATCCAGGCAGGTATTTTGCGAAAGTAGTTAGAGCTTTGCTTTACAAGCAATATGGATATGAGTTAATGGATAAGGATTTTGACTACATATCTAATAATTTCAACAAAGACTCAAATGTTAGTAAAGCTATAAGGGAGATCAACTCAAGAAAGTTTTATCTAAATATTACTGAGTTTCTTATTTTTATTAATGATAAATTTATTATATAATTATGAGTGATTCTAAAAATAAAAT